CCTTTACTAGTTCATTCTTATCATTCAGTTCGTACCTAGTTACACGATACTGTTGTTTCTTGTTTCTCTTCATATTCATAATTTACCTCCATTCTTATATCCTAGTTTACCTAGCTCATTTAACATATTATGCACTGTGTTATTGTCTAATCTAAATTGATTACCGATATACTGTTTAGTTATATTCTGTTGTTCTGGTGTCATTAAGTTATACCTAGGTGCGTTCTGAATCGTTCTTATTGACATAACTTCACTGTTCAATTCTCTAGGATTACCTTCCCATGTACCTGCCTTACCTTTTAGCGGAGCAAGTGCATTAGCTGTTATATATTCTTCGTTGACTAATTTCTGCCCATTGCGTACATTTGTCATATATGCTATATCTGGTAAGACCTTTTGATATGAATGTTGTAACTCATGAGCTGTATTCATCCATATATCTCCCATAGGAAGTAAATACTTAGAATTAGGTGATTTCCTTATGTTAATATGACTATTAATATTCCAACCTAAACTATTAACTCCACTGGAATGATTTACATCATCAAAATTCTTGTATGACTTTGAGTTGAAGGTATATCTTGTATTTGCTCCGTCTACAATATTAACAGCATGATAAGTATCAGGATAATTATTAACCCTGTATTGGTAATCGCCTATATTAGCTGCATCAACCCTAGCTGCGGCTTTATCTCCGACCTTATGTGCTTCTTCTAAATATCTTCTTCTCTCTTTGTAAGTAAGAGGATACGTCCCGTCTTTCCTAGCTTGTCTAAACCTCTTAGGAGAGCTTACAAAGTCCTTAGTAATAATTACATAGTCTTTACCAACTCGTTTAAGTGCCTTTAATGGCTTCTCAATAAAGTTGGGAAGTAATAGTAATCCTGCGCCCAAGGCGGCTTGACCATAATTACCAGACCTAGCATCTTGGTATATATCTTTAGCTGATTCTATATCACCTAATGGAGTAGTTGCAGATAGTATCTCTTTACCCATATTACCAACAGTTCTCCTTCCTCTATCTACAGCACCTGCTAGATTAATATTCCTAGGAGTAACTGTTACTTCTGGTAAAGTTACATTATTCATACCATTCTCATTAGTAACTGGCAATACTATATTACCTCTCTTATCATAACCTCCCATATATTTAATAGGTTGTGCAGGTTCTTGATATTTAATAATCATACCATTCTCACCTTTAGGAATACCATTATATACCCCAGTAAGTACTTTAGCATAATTAGTAGCTTCTGCATATCTTCTTATACGAACATTCAACCTTTCTGATACTAGGGTATTATATACAAATATATATCTTATAAAGGTTGAATACTATTCCGCATGAAATTTACCGTACTCCTTTACTAATGGTGTTGGAATATAGATAATATCTTCACACCCATTTGGTCTCTTAGTTCTATCTAAAGCCAAGAACTCTCTATCGTCATACCTAAAGAAGCCAATAGTGGTTACTAGTCTTTCTTCTTGATATACACCTTCCCACATTAATTCTCGTCTCAGCGGTCCGTCCCACCTTTTATCCCAAGATACCCACATAGGGTCTCCTGCTTTATATCCCTGTTCATGCAGATTTAATCGTTTCTTACTCATCATTCATTCCGTTTATAACATTTACCAATTATCCATTTTGTAAATAAGTAGAGTAGTATTATAGCTACGCTGATTAATAAGATACGTTCTATACATGGCAATATACTATTCTTAACTAGTAGATGATATGTAATGCCTTTATATTTATACCACCAATAAGACTGTATTGCTTGTATAATACATTCTATTACTATTAATAACCACAATACCACTCTAATTACTTTCATTTCTTATCTAAATTAATGCTTCCTCTAATATTAAATTTCTTCCCTGGTATAGCCCACTCATAGCCATTAAAGTCATATATATCACGATAATTCATCGTTCTGTTCTTAGAGTCATACTGTACAGTATAGTTCTTTAGAATATTTAATGGTGTATTGTATTCATGAGCTCCATTAATAAGTCTCCCATTCTTAATCAAATTCCTGCTGTTATGACTATATTCGTTAAGAACAGTTGGTTCACCAGTATTATAGGTCTTTCTTAAAGAATCTAAGTTCTGTTTATCTAAGTTTATGAGCCCAGTAACTAGCTGCCAATCTTTACCCATTATATTCTTAGATTCAGCAATTTTAGTCTCCCTTGCTATTCTGTCCTTTAATAAAGTTGTATCAACAGGTATCTCCGCTTCTATGTAAGAAGGCAATCTAACACTACCGTCTTCATTAGAAGGAAGGAATTTACTATCATAAGATAACCCTAATCTCTTCCTCCAACCTGCATCTGCAACCGAATCTGTCACTATATAATCCATTTCGTCTGGATTAGCTACTTGTTTGTAAGCCGCCCTAGCTGCTTTGGCAGTTGCTATATACCACGGTGGAGTGTTCCAAGTTGCGTCAAATGTACTATAAATAGCTCTATTTCGTTTTGGAACATTCTTATCTTCATCTGTTCTTATCGCAGACCTATTAATAGGTTGTGCAGGTTCTTGATATTTAATAATACCACCTGCTTTGAAACTATTATACACGCCTCTTAATGAATTGGCATACTCCTTAGCTTCTGCATATCTTCTCTTACCTTTATTAGAACCAGTAAGCTTAGCTACAAACTTATTAATATCATCATTCTCATCAAAGTCATATAGTCTCTTTAAGAATTGTACCTTATCTGCTGCATACTCATCCATAGAATTATAAGACCTAAACTTCTGCTTAATAGCTTCACCTTTAGCATTCTTATCATTACCAGTTACATAATCACCTTTCCATGAACTACCAGTAGTTAAATTGCCAAAGTTGTATTTACCTTGTGCAGACTTACCCCAACTAGATTCTAATGCGTCTTGTGCTAATAACATTCTAATTGCATTATCATTAGTAATACCTGCCTTCTTATAGGCATTAATAAGTTCTGTAGACCATTGCTTTCTGTTAGTGTATGGACTCTTCCAAGTTGAGTTGGCAGTAACAGGTTTATCGGTAACAGGTTTACTAGCTACTGGCTTATTAATTACTGGCTCTACTGTAGGATTATTAGCTACTACATCAGTTTCATTAGTGTCTCTTACTGGTACTACTAAGGCTTCTGGTTTATCGTAAGTTGTATTATAATTATACTCACTAAATGGATTAATAGGATTAGTAATATCAGTGTAATCTATTGTAGGATTACTTACTGGATTATAACTAACAAATCTCATTCCTTGTTGAGCTTTCTTGATTCGCTTCTTATAGGTTGGGCGACTTGATTTGATGAACTTCTTACGCATATCCCTCTTACCGTTAATCTCTTCTTGTTTCTTTAGCAGAGGGGACTTCTTAAAATCAAATCTTCCACCATGTGCCATAGTTACCAATTCCGGATTTCTAACAGACTTACCTTCAATCCATATAGGATTAGATTGCTGCAATATGAAAGGACGACCTACTTTATCCATTAATGCAGCTTGTTTAATAAGCCTAACTTGGTTAGCAGTATTAGGAGAATCATTCCACCTCTTAGCATAGTCAGCAGGATTAAATTTCCACATATCTTGAGAAGTCTGTCTTAATTTACCTTTGTTCATTTGAAACTTAACCAAGTGTCCGGCAACGTCATCAATAGGACCTATATAATCAGTTCCTGGCTGCCTAAAGGTCATGAACTCTTTATCTCCCATACGCATTACTGGTTCAGTCTCCTTACCAACAACCTTGCTGATTGGATTCTTTCCAGCATAATCAGTAAACTTTGTAACATTCTCAAACTTAAGAGGTCTACCAGAGGGTACTACTGCACTCATTTCGTATCTTCTGTTATGAACTCCAGGATAAAGCTGCTCATATCTATCCCCATGACTAAATCCTCTCCTTGCTTCATTACGGCTAATAGGTTTGATATTACTAGTCGCTTTATTAAAGAACATTCTTTTAACTACTGGATTCTCGTCAAATATATATTTAGCTAATAGATTCCTACCTTCTAAATTTCCTCCACCTAGTATTGAAGAACCTGTGTAGTCGGCTGGCATTGTTTTTATATCTTGCAAACTTACTGATGCATTACCGTTAGTTCTCTTTGCAGCTTTATAAGCAGCTACTTTTAGTGGTAATTTCTCTACCTTAGATAGAAATGGAGTAATTCTGTTAGCTGTTGCCATTGCTATATTAGAAGGAGTCCTTGCTTCCTTATTAAATATCCAATGGTTCTTGTTAATAGGATTCCAAGCTAGGTCAGCATCACCTTTAATTGATTTAGTTATTAGCTTGTTCTTTCCAATCTTATATCCTTTAGCACCACCATACCAAGCTCCTGGATTAGTATAAACTCCAATTTCAGACGGAATGCCAGTTTTATCTTCCAACCAGTTACCCCAGCCCCCGGTAAGCTTATCCACAGTCATATTACCTAAAGCTCCTCCTACAACAGCGGCTGGAGTTGTTACTAATGCAGCGCCAGCTGCTGAAGGAAGTATAGTTCTTTCTATTCCAACTAGAGGATTAGTCTCGTTGGACATGGAAGCTTTGAATCTATCTCTAGCTCCTTTAATAGGATGCCAATAGTCTCTATTTCTTTCAGCAGCTGACCTGGTATCATTAGAAGGTTCTCCACCTAAATCTACAATGGAATACTGTCTAGGTTTAGCTTTAATAGGTTCATGAATTTCTGGCCTAACTACTTTAGTATTATCGGACTCTATGGTGTTTCCTTGTTGTAGTTTAGGTATTACTTTCATTATTTATTCGATTTATCGTTATTGGTGAATCTCTTCCATATTCCTGTTACTGAATCTATGCCAAGCAATCCCATACAACACAACAGGACTGTGTCTATCATTAATGGGGCTTGAATCACGTTTATTGCACAGTATATTAACACTCCCAAGCAGACAAACCACCCTACTACTCCGCAGAGTCTCTTAGATGATATGCCAGAGTGGGATGTGAATACTTGCTTTAAGAATGTTACAAACTTCATTATATAATTACATTTATAGAAATATTAGCTGTGTCACCTCCTATATATGCCTGATTTATTGGTATTTCAGTAGTTACCCCAGATTGGCATACTGCGTTATTTGTTACACTATCTGCATCTACAGTCACCCTGTATGTACTGAAATATCCAGTGAACAATAATTTAGAGACATTAGTTGAATCAGTTGGTAAATCAAAGTGGAAGTTTCTGTCAAAGAAAGTTGCCCCTTGATAGTCTAGAGTTCCAGACCTAGGAATTGTTATAGACCCATCTGGAACTCCATCTATGTAAACATCTGCTACAAAGTCATAGGATTTAGACGTAAGCCCAGAGTTAGTTATTGAAACATGTATATTGAAGTCATACTGGAATGTTGACAACTGTATATCCTCTTCCTTAACTAACTGATTATTAGCGTAATTATCGTTAGTTTCAAGTCCGAAGAACTCTATCTCTAGTGGCACACTTGGTTGGAGTATTTGTACCTCCACCAGCTAAATTAATTAAATATTGTTCTGTTGCAATTTTATTTGTCATTTTAAATACTTGCTATGTATTGTTTATACACATAACGGCAAGTAGACCCTGTACTGGTATATTCTGATTAGTTCCTATATTAAGTCTATCTGTTTCATAATTAGAATAGTAATTCATATTCTTTACATTATTTAATAGGAATGCTACGTAAATATTACTTCCAATCACACTATTGCCAAACAAAGCTACATATCTTATAGCACCTGCTATAGGGTATACCACCATAGATGAAGCAGGAATATCTGGTGTAGCCGATGTGCTTTGACCATACATATTCATGATTGATATACCCATTGTAGTGTCTGTAGTAGTGTTATTAAAGAATATTAGGGTGCTGCCGCTTAGTGAACCGTTTAATAAATCTATAGCGTCAGCAATACCCCCCCCCCCGACGGTAGGTTATCGTTGAATTGTTGCTTAGTGATACATCTATTGTTCGCAACTCCGTCTAAGCTCAAGCCTTCTGCTCTGGCTTCAGCTGCTGTTACTAATTCATTAGTATTTTCCATTATTCTTGATATTCTCTTAAATTACCAATTGTTACTTCAAATTCATCTGATTTCATGTAGGGTGATACATCTGCATCTTTAGCAGCTTCGTTCAAACAGAACATGTCTGAAGGAAACGATAGTGCCTTTACCCTTATTTGCTTAAGTAGTCTGGAATGTTTAGCTTTAGACCAAACCCAGACGTCAAATATAAAATTTCTCATGCTGCGATTAATGTACTTTAATTCTTAAATGCTAAGTAGTACTAAGTGTAGAAGCAACCCACTTTGATGTAGTAGCTTTATTAATACTAAGTCTAGTAAGAGCTGTACTATTAATACCTACATATAACGTGAACACATTAGCTAACGGCACACCATGTAGTGATACTGGAAGTGATTGTGCTAAACCACCTCCACTAGTTACTCCATAGTACAGTAATTGAAATGGAATATTATTCGTCATATTAGACTTTACAGTGTCCATCACTGCCTGGTCTGAACTGTTTACTTCTAAGGTACTACTTCTATCTGTGCTAATTAAATCTTGTGTTGTTAAAACCAGGGTCTGAACCCCCCCCCAATAGACTCAAGTGCATCATTCACCTGTTTAGTGGTAGGGCATTTGTTGTCTTCATTTTGAATTAAAGCCATGATTGTTATTATTTAATAATTCTACGTTTAATTTGCACACCTCTCTTAGCTATTAGCATAGTATTACTTCTTTTGTTGATAGTATTACTAGCAAAGGTATTATGCAATTTAGCTATCTCGTCATCATTAAGGGTATTAAACCCTGAAGGTATTTTAGCTCCCTTAGTTCTCATCTCTTGAATATCTGTACCTTTTAATTGCCTGTTTGGGTCAATATAATAGTTACCGTTTGCATCTTTCATGTTTACATTAGCTCCTCTAAATCCCCATGTATCCGCATGTCTCTCATTAGGTTGAGCACTATATACTTGAGATTCTAATGGCACAGAAGATTCGTAGTCTACTCTGTTATTAATACCAGGATTAGCCTTCAATATCTGTGGATTATTATCTCCCACCATATGACCTACACCTTCGTGCCAAGATACATCCCCAAATCTTCCAGAGAATGGAAACGAAGGGGCATTATAGGTATATTGTAATCCTGCTGGATATGCAGCTCCTTTATTCTGCCTCATAACTACCTGGGCAGCTTGAGTTACATTACCAACCTTCCCTTTGTATACGCTTGGGTTAGAATAGAACTTAGAAGGTTCTACATATTCTGCCCTGTTAATTTGGTCAGTAATGTTAGCAAGGTTAGATTCATTAACTTGAGATTGATACTTAGGCTGTTTAGCACGTTCTTTATACCATTCTATAGCAAAGTCTTTCATCCCTCTAGTTTGGGCTTGATATCTCTGGTCTTCCGGCAATTTATAGTTCTCCTTAGGATTAGGTCTTGCTATAGTCCCTTGCTGCGCCTTAATAATCCCTCCTCCTTTAGTTGAGATTCTCATAATATCCATTTAAACCAGCCATAGCTGAAAGTCTTCCTCTCGTATTCAGGATGTTCAGCTACATACCTAGCTTCCCTTTCAAATGATATGTTTCTATAGGCAGTGTGAGCATTGCCACTAGCTAGTAATTTAATAAACCACTCTATTACATACCATAAATAGAAGAATACTATTCCCATTTCTAATATCTGTTTCGTGTGAGTCTTCTCATGTGTAACTGTAGCTTGACTCATTCTCTTTATATAATCCTCACTCCTAGTAAACATAATACCACAAATATTCATAAATGAATATCCTTTTACTGGAAGTAATGGGTTGATAAAGAATAGCAATCCTTTAGATTTGTCGTACTTAAATTTCATAGTTAGTGCTTCCATTTAGCGGCATTATCAACTATTGCAGAACACAGAATTAAAATAGTATCCATATCTAAATCTGACTTAAGTTGATTAACTGCCATACATACTAATTGTATATTATCTATAGTATAACCTTTTGAGGGCATTATCTGGTCAATGCTAACATTCGTATAGATTCGACCTTCTCCTAATTCATAAGTCATGTCTAATCCAGAAATTGCACACTTGCCATTTTGTGCCTTCCATACGGTTAGTAAATCTTCTTTAGTAATAGTGAAAGGTATAGATTTGTCTATAGCTCTGGATTTAGCTGCAAGCCAACGTGCTTGTAAAACCTTCTCTAGTTTAACGTCGTTATCATAAGTAGCTATAGCAGCTTTCCTTTGTTCTAGTTTACAGGAATTGCACCTACACTCCTTATTCTGACGTAAAGTGTATTTATTAGCCCCTGCATAAGTAAACTCACTAGGCTCTTTATATTCTCCACATATGTGGCATAAGAGCTTCCCATCTTTCCATTCGGTATTCAATTTGATTCGGTCTTCACAATCCCTACATGTAGTGTGAAAGTTTAAGCCGTTTGTCTTGCGTGAATACTTTCTGAAGTTGCTTATATTCTTGTCTAGCAACCTCCCACATACGTCACATTGCTGTTGCAATCTTTCTTCTTTCTTCATGTTTACTTCTTAGACCAAGACGCCGCATTCCGTGCAAAATTAGCTCTCTTCTTCTGTAACGGAGTCGCATTAGGATTGTTAAGTACAGACCTAGCATGTTCTTGAACACTCTGTCCAGCTTTCTTAGCTGATGCAGTAAATTTGCCGCGATTCTTCTTCTTAATATGAATCTTGCTTCCACTTTTATCTTTCCTTACTAACTTACTACCACATCTAAACATAGGAACCTCTTCTAGGTCCGCATCATCGAGTAACTCTTTCAGAGCCTCATTAATTCTTGATAATTCCTCTGCGTTAAATTCCATAATTAAATTACATGTTAAATCACTTTTTTATTCACAAAGGTATTGCTAAATTTGCACATTATCAAACAAATCAGATGAATTAATGATTTAAGGTGTCAATGTAAATAAGTAATAAAGAAACTAAACTATTATCAATCTCTAACCTTTAAATCAGTAGATTAATGTTATTGGGCAAACTAAAAGAGGTGTACAGGTGGATTGACAGTTGGAGTTCTGGTGTTAAGACGATAGTCATTATAATGCTTGCATTCTTAATGGTAGAGCTTCATTTCTCTTCACACACTAAAGCTATTTTAGAAGATTATAGACAGGCGGCTGTTACGGAGAAGGTATTAGCTGAGAAATATACAGAGATGATTACTCCACAAGTTAACGGGCACATAGAGCATATTCTTATGGAAGATAAGGATGCGTCGAATGTCTTGTTATTGAATTACCATAATACCTTACAAAGTACACATGGTTTATCATATCGCTATTTAACAGCTCTTACAGAGAAGAGAAGAGGGTATGAAACTAAGGCAACTATTAAGATATGGAAAGAGTTGGAGTATATTAACTACGGTGATGAGCTTGAAAGGATTAATGACAATCAATTCATCAGAATGGATACTATTGAGAACTATCGTAGAACGTTCCCTAATTTAGTAGCTTTATTAGAGGACTCTGGAGCAAAATCTGCTGCGATGTACCCGATAGTAGGTATTGATGGACCAATAGGGTTAGTAGTAATTATCTATCCTAACAACAAGGAATATTATTTAGGATACTACAATTCTGTTATTGCTCCATGCATTCAGCCTTTATCTACATTACTAGATTATAACTCAATTAGGAAGAAATTTAAAATGGATTATGAAAGTAGACAAGAGGAACAAGGAAATATGTTACAACGATTCTTCCCATATGTATTGGAGTGAAATTGACAATACTATATACACTTCAGTAACAACAATGATACATGAGTTCTGTCAAAAGTTCGACAGTGATTTCTGGTCGCAGTACAAAGCATTACAGAAGCTATTAAGTGCTGAACAGTTTGCCATGGAGAAGAAGAGACTATTAGAAACTAAACGTTTTGATAAGAAGTACTTCTTAGACATGTATGATTTAAATGAGACGGAGTTTAATTCTGCACAACAGGATATACTGGATGAGTGGTCTAAAACTAATGCCGATTCCAAGGAAAGAGGTACAAAGATTCATAGTGATTTGGAACATCAATACTTAGGTAAGAGTTCATGCCAAATGAGAAGTTACGGTTTAGGCGGAACTTTTGAAGTTAATACTAATGAATCTTTAGAGAAGAATAACTTAGACCTACTAAGCATAGAAAGAGGAGTCTTCCCTGAATATATGATATACAGAAGGTCGGACGACAATAAGTTTAGGTTGGCAGGTCAAATTGACTTACTTATTAAGGACGGAAATGACATTTACATTGTTGACTACAAGACTAATAAAAGTATTGACGAGAAATCTTACTTTGATACCAGGACTAAGAAGAGTCAAATGATGAAGTATCCTATGAATAACTTAATGGACTGTAATAAAGTACATTATACTTTACAACTATCTACCTATGCATGGATGCTTCAGAAATTAAATCCTGATTTTGTTATTAAGAAGCTATTGCTTATACATTATGACCATAATGGTAACGTTACAGAACATGAGTTAGATTATCTTAAAGATGATGTGGAACGTATGTGTAAGCATTGGAAAAAACAGTGTATACTTGAGGAAATCAAGGAGAAGAGAAAGCCTATAGAGTTCTAATGAGCTAGTTCATAATCATAGAGTATCTTTCAAACTGGGATTTGAGATATTAAAAGTAAAGTATAATTAAAGCTCATTAGAAATCTATGGGAATTACTAATATTGTAAATGGACACTTAAATGAGTTACTAGGTAATAACGAAGAAATGGCTAGAGCTCGTATTAGAATATGTAAGAAGTGTCCTATTATGAAGGATTCATTTATAGGGTATGTATGCAGTAGTAAACTGTGGCTGAACCCTAAAACAGGAGATATATCAACAGAACGTAAAGATGGTTATAAACGTGGTTGCGGGTGTAGGCTTAATGCTAAAGTTAGGGATATTAAGTCCTCATGTCCAGCAGGTAAATGGTAAATGATTTAAATTATGAGTAATAACGGAACAATGGATGTAATGTTTGGGGGTAAAGGATTAAGCTTTGCCGGTGCAGATGGGTTTAAAGATTTAAAGAAAGAAGCTGCTGTGGAAGCACATAATAAAGCAGTAGATACTTACACTAAAGCACTTAATAAGAACATTAAAGATGAATTGGAGAAAGCAGAGGAAGTAACAGAGAAGATGAATAGTATGGAAATTATGCCTATTAATTCATACGTATTAGTTAGACCTTATGCTAAGAATCCGTATCAGAAGATAGAAGTAACTAAAGGTGGACTTATTATACCAGAATATGACGGAGCATTTAAGAATCCAGACACTGGAGAGAAAGATACAGAGTATCAACTTTCAGTTGTAGCTAATGTTATAGAAGTAAGTCCTTTGTGTAAGTTTATTAAACCGGGAGACGATATATATTATAGGCGTTCTTCTGGAGTACCTGTTCCGTTCTTCAGACAAGGATTTGAAGTTGTAGCTGAACAGCAAGTGCAGGTGGTTATTAATGAAGGTTTAAAAGAACGATTTAAGAGTATAGAATAATGGAAGAGAAAGTGTTTTATCAACCAGGAGATGTAGTAACATTAAGACAAGACATCCCATATAAACCTCAGATGATTGTAGTTAAGAAAGAGACAATGACGTTTAGACCATCTAAGGATGAAAAGAAAGATGAATATTTCAAAGGTATTAGATGTAGATGGTTCTCTACAAGAGGAGAGCTACAAGAAGCTATCTTTAATACTAAAGACTTAATTAAACTATAATGGCAACTAAGTTTCAACAAGGTGGGCAGGACGACCAAGAGTTGTTCTCTGCCTACCTTATTAAGTTATTTAAGCCTAAGTCTCAGCAGGAGTTTGAGGATACTATATCCAAACTCTCAGAGAGGGAAATTAATGAAATCTATAAACAATACAAGAGTATGGAGAATAATCAAACTATCATGGCTAAGATGGGAGCCAAAATTAACTACATTAGCAGACTACAAGGTAAGTGTCCAGAAGGTTATGAGGTAGAGAGATTCATGGCTGGAGGATGTGTTAAATGTAGAAGGAAAGCAATGGCTGAAGGCAGTAAAGCTATGGACGTATTCAAAGATAAATGTGGAGGTAAAGCCAAGAGACGCATTAAGAAGAGCGAGAATGGTGATAAAATAGCAGTTAATAAGACTGATACTGTACACACCAGTAAGGGAATATATAATGTTAGTAATAAGAAGCTCCCTTACAAGAAGATGTCCAAAGCAGATTACAAAGGACTACCTTTAAAGGACAAAATGAAAGTTGATATGAAAGACCAGGCTAACGGCAGAGGTGCTAGCGGAGCAGGTGCAACTAGAGGTAGTAATATAGGTAAAAAGTTAAGCGGTGGCACTATTACTTCGTTCAAGTGCGGAGGAATGGCTAAGAAGAGAATTAAGAAGAATATGGGCGGAACTGTTAGCAATAAATGGAGTATTCCTAGTAAAGCTAGCGGTGATGCTATTAAACACATTAAAGGCGGACCAGGCTCAGCAGATAGCACTAGAGAAATGAAATTTAATGGGTTTCAGAGGAAAGCACTAGCTGGTAAGCCTTATAAAAACAAATAAATATGAAAGTATTCCTATTTGATAATGGTACTAATTCGGTGATTGTGAATGAGCCAGAGGTTCTTCTTATTAAGGAGTTCGCAGCTCTATGGACTAATGAAAGGAATAAGACCAAAGAAGACCCTACGGGAGTTTGCAAATCAAGAGCTTATAGAGAGCTTGTTTACATATGGCTAATGTTAGATTGGGCATCTCCATACTCTGATTATACAGAACAGGAAAGGCATCAAGCATGTCTTCAGGATGCTAATTTAAGTGAAGAGGAATGGGCAGACCCAATCTTCAGAGCCGCATGTAGGAAGTACAGAGATATTCAAAACGAATCTAGAGCACTTAAACTCATTAAGTCTGCTCAAAGTGTAGTTGATAGAATTACTGATTACTTTGACACCATAGATTTATCTGAAAGAGACCCAGTTACTAATAGACCTGTTTGGAAAGTGGCTGATGTAATGAAAGAAATGCAATCAGTTTCTAAGGTTATAGAAGAACTTAAAACTCTTGAGTATATGTACAAGAAAGAGCAAGAAGAAGAGACTGGTATCAGAGGTGAAGGTAAGAAAGGACATTTAGATTAGTTATGGCTGGACGTGGTAGACCTAAGAAGAAAGTCGAAGTTCCAGAAACAGTTCAAGAGTTAATACAGAGAGTAGAACCAGAGTTAATAGAAGCTGTTCAACATATGAATCCTGTCATAGAGGACAATTCAATTAAAACATCTAATGTTGAATGGGATGTATCATTAGATACCGAGATTAAGCATTTCGACCCTACTCTATCTTATGAGCTGACTGGATATCGACCAGTGGATGAAGAAAGAGGACTGGATTTTAATCCAGAGTGGTTCACTGAAGCTAGACAGATTAAACTAAGAAACGGTAAATACTGTGCTTATCCGGAAGGAACAAAGAAGTATAATGACTTTTGGGACGAAGAGGTTAGAAGATGTAATCGAGGATATGAATCACATGGGTATAGGATTACAGGTGATAATTACTTCTTCCTTAACTATTATAGACTAAAGAACACCGATGTGTCTCAAGCTGGTACTGGTCGTGAAACTACATTCCCTTCATTCTTTAGTAAGCAGTATGAGTACTTCCATTACATAGAAATGTGTGAGAAATTGAAGAAAGATGTATGTGCCCTTAAAGCTCGTGGAGTCGGATTCTCTGAAATTGCAGCATCTTTAGGAGTTAGGTTATATACAACTGTTAGAGGTTCACATACAGTATATGTAGCATTTACCGAGAAATTCGTTAGTGACGTGCTTCGTAAATGCTGGGAACAGCTTGAATATTTAAATGCTGATACAGAAGGCGGCATGAGACATCTAAGACAGAAGTATAATTCTGATATGCATAAGAGAGCTTCTCTTCTTACTAAAGACAGAGAAGAATTTGGATTCATGTCAGACATTATTGGCTTCGTAGTAGATGTTCCTCGTAAACTCCGTGGAGACCGTGTGGATAGATTGTTCTTTGAAGAATCTGGTTCTAACCCAATCCTAGTAAAGACTTACTTACAGAGTACAGCTCTTGTAGAAATTCTAGGTAATAAGTTTGGAACTAGATTTGTGTGGGGAACAGGTGGAGACCAGGGACCTGCACTTGACGGACTTAGTAAGATGTTTTATAATCCAGCTGGATATAATTTCTTACCTTATAAACATAACCATACTAAAGACGGGTCTTATGCTTTTACCTCATTCTTCATACCTGCCTATACATTCGTAGCAGCAAATGGATATGTAGACGATAGAGGAGTTACTAATACTGCGAAGGCTAAGAAGTTCTATTTAGACCAAAGAGAAGCTCTACTAGCTAACCCGAAGGAGCATTTAATTGCATGTGCAGAGTTCTGTTTTACTCCTGATGATGCTTTGGCTCTAGAAGGAGATAACCAGTTTAATACTGTATTGTTAAGTGAGCAACTTGCTAATATTAAATTACATAAACTGGGACCACATATTGATGTAGGCCAGTTAGAGTATAATTTTACTAACAACCAGCACACAGAGGAAGCAATTGATAGTGTAAGATTTGTTAGTAATCCTAAAGGTAAGGTTAAGATACTTGAACATCCGATTAGAGGAGAACATGGAGCTGTACCTAGAAATTTATATGTTGCTGGTATTGACGGTATTGATATGGGTGGTGAAGACACTTCTGATAAGACTCAAGACCCTTCTGATTTCTGTGTAGTAGTTAAAAAGAGAGCTTATGGGTTAGATGAACCTAAAATAGTGTGCTATTATAGGGACAGACCTAAGACTTTACGTGAAGCACATATGACATGTCTTAAGATATTGCAGTATTACGATTGTCAGGCTGTTCTTGAATCTACTAGAATGTCTACTCTGCAATTCTTTAGAGAGAAACATAAAGAGAATAGACATTTGATGAGAAGACCTAGAGCTACTCAATCTGACATACAAGGAGGTCGTAGTAAACAATTCGGAGCTCCTGCTACTGAAGTAGTAATTAGGCATCAATTAGATTTAATAGCTCAACATATAGAAGATTATTGTCATAATATATGGTTTGAAGAAATTCTAGAAGAAGCAATTAAATACAGTTATGAGAATAAACGTAAGTTTGATATTATAGCTGCATGGGGTATGTGCGAACTAGGAGACGAGGAATTAATGGGAGTAGTTCCTAAAGAAATGGACAGTCCTAATAACAAACTAAGACCTTTTGGTTATTGGGTTGACGAAAGAGGAATTAGACATAAAGGAGTTATTCCAGAGAAACAACAGATAGTACCTAAGTTTAATTTATGGCCTACACAATACGATGACCCTACAAGAATTAGAAGTAGCAATCAGAGATTTATTCAAACAGATTTATCATAAAGAATATGTGGCTAAATTAAAGCTAGAAGAGCTACAAACTGCCGAGGGGACACATAGAGGTTATAAGTTAACACTTGGCATGAATAATATAGACAAGCCACTTATTATATCGTTTGAGGGTGGTGAAGTAGCGTATCTTAAATTTCTTAGACAGGAATTAAGAGATAGAAGATTAGGCGACACACATTATTTCCTAGGATATAAACAATATAACGGATTAGAGAGTTGTAATGAGTGCACAGAACAGGAGTGATGAGTACTTAATGGAGCATATTGATAAGGCAGTATCAGAATTAGTATTTCCTAAGTACAAATTACAGAAAGCATATAATTATTATAATGGATATAGAGATGCCGAACAATATAGGTATCTAGAAGAGAATTTTGGAATAGGTAATCCTACTTCTATAGAATTTACTCCTCTTATCAGGAAGCATGTTGATGCTTTACTTGGAGAATACCTAGGTACTCCATTACTGCCTAAAGTGTCATGCAAGGATAAAGAAACTATATCTAAGATATCTAGAGATAAGGAATTACAAATTAATAAGGAAGTATATCAATACTTACAACAACACCTTAATAATCAGATACTAGCGTTCTTAGGAGGACAAGAAGTAACTGATAAGGCTGTAGAGGCTCAACTTAATAAGTTAGTAGAAGATATTAATAATAGCTTTGTTAGCGAGTATGAAATAGCTGCACAGAATGTTGTTGAGTATATAATCCAATCTAGAGATATTAACTTACTTACTAAGTTAAAGAACCTGTTACTTGACTTACTAGTAACTGGCATGAGCTTTTACCAGGTTCATCCTAGTAGGAAGAGAACTAATATAGAAATAGAGGTATTAGACCCACGTAATGTATTCGTTGATAGAAATCCAGAATCTGTATATGTTAGAGATAGCTACAGAGTAGTTATTAGACGTTGGTTAACTAAGCAACAAATACTTAATAAATATGGTCCTCAACTAGATACAAGTAGTATCAATGAATTAGAGGAGATGTTTGAGGGATATTACGATAGTAGTTATATATATGTACGCGCTATGAGCAATCAAGCTACTGGAGCTCCTATTACAGACGGACTCGAGGCGGGTAAAGAAGTAATACCTGGATTCCCTACCGACTACTATGAGACTTACAATTATAAGTTAATACCTGTGTTTGAAGTTGAGTGGATTGATGTTGATAAAGAAGGAGAAGATTATGTAGAGAATAGATATGAAGGAGTTAAAATCGGAGAATCTATTTACATTCTTACTGGTAAGTCTCCTGATGTAGTTAGAACTAAAGATAATCCTACACACTGTGGATTGTCAGTTAATGGTTTGTTCTTTGTAAACAGAAGTAACGAACCATATTCACTTGTGCTTGCATGTTCACATCTTCAAGACAAGTATGATTTGATTACTTTCTTTAGAGACAATGTAATTGCTAATAGTGGTACTAGTGGAGACTGGATTGACTTTAGTATGCTACCTATGGCTCTTGGTGATGACTTGACTGAAAGATTGCAGAAATTCATTGCATATAAGAAGACTGGTGTGGCTCCTATTGATACTTCACAAGAAGGTAGGGCATTTAATAACAATACTTCTTTTGCTGGATTCGATGACTTATTAAAAGCTGATACTATTCAGGCATTTAATATGGCGTTGCAGATGTTAGAAGAGCAGACATCATCTATTACTGGAGTGTTTAGAGAGAGATTAAATGGAATAGAAACCAGGGATGCTGTTAGTAATGTTAAGGCAGGTATGAGAAATTCTTATATCATTACTAAATCTTACTATCAACAAATGGATACTTTGGCAGAGGATATTCTGATTGATTCTCTTAATTGTGCTAAGAAGGTATGGAAACATAAACCACTTACTGGAACTTTAGTGCTAGGTGACAAACTACAGAAAGTATTTACTGCTCTCCCTGAACATTTTACTTTTACTGACTATGATATTCATGTAATAGCTAGTAGTAGAATTATGGAGGAAATGCAGAACATGCAACAATTAATGATTGAGTTCATCAAGAGTGGTCAACTAGACCCAGACATAGCTATGGAGTGCATGACTGCCAGAAGTATGACTGAACTTAAATCTAAATTGTCTAAGGCATTTCAAAAGAGAAGAGAAGAAACTCAGAACACTGCACAGATGCAACAACAGAACGAAGAGCTACAGAAGCAACTTCAAAAGGCAGAACAAGAGAAAGAGCAGCTTAATAATAAGATTGCATCTCTTAATGAAGCTAAGATTGCTATTGAAAGACAAAAGGTTGAATATGACTATGAGATTGGAATTATTAAGGCTAATGCTGATAGAGATTATAAGCAGAGTACTTCTGATAATGACACCAAAAGAACAGATATTGAGATAGCCCAATTGTACGATGGGAATCAGCAGAATAACGAAGTGAAGAACGTATAATGGAATTAAAAATTAAAGTTTGCACTAACGATAGCTGTAAGGTAATCATACTTGACGATACTGGTACAGGAGAGAATGGCTATTTGCCTGAATCTTCTTCAGTTATCGTCAAGAACAGATTCAAGTACTCTGACACTGTATCTATTGATGTCTTACAACATAATAAGGCAGATGGGCCTGAAATACAACTTCCTGTTTACACTTTACATGATGACGGTAATAAGTCAGTAACTATGCCAGTAGGGTTTGATGGGTGGTTTAATGTATATCATATAGTTCTGCCGACTAAAGATTGGTTTGATAGAGAGATGGATAAAACGGCTGGTTCAGCTGTAACTATGTATGCCACTGTGTACTATTCGGACGGCATCTACATCTATAAGTATTTTAATGGCACATCTACGACCGTAACTGTAGATGAGATAGTAGAGAGGAACGTAGAAGATACTACAATTTCTAGGACATATAATAATTACGTGTCTATTTGTTTTCTTAAGAAATGTTATATATCTTTGTGCCAGCAAATATTTAATAGCAGAGGTTTCAGTAAATGTTGGAGTAAGAATGCTGTAGCGGCCGAATTATCCTACAAGAGAGATTTAGTCTGGATGGCTATTAATGTAATCAAATATATGGTTCAATCTAATCAGTTAGCTGAAGCTGAACGAATCATAGAACAAATAGGAGGTTGTAATGGCTTGTGTAAATCAGAATACAGCAAATGGCCAGAGCAAGGCTGTGGATGCTCTCAAAGATAAGGTGATTTGTGAATACAAAGAACTGCTTAAGTATTTAGAACGGGGGCATAGATATGACTACCAACTAATTCTCGAAGAGATAAGTCTCATCGAATTGCTAGAAGAGAATGAAGTTAATAGGTCTGAATTTGTAGAACAATTTTATCTTAATAATAAATGGCAGATAACTCTATTTTAACACCAGGTGGTTCTGGAAATGAATGTATCAATCCTGTTAACGAACAAATTGATACTTCACAATTTCTGAAAGTAGATTACCGCTTAGGGGAGTTTGAGAGTGAGTCAGATAAACAAATTGCTAGAATTAATCTTGGAGCTGCTGGCATTAATGATGTCTATGATAAGACTTCAGCAGATTTAAAGACATTAGAGGCAGTTAAGACCTCAATGGATACTCACCTAGCTACTGAAGACCCACATAATATAATTCCTACTATAGAAAGTAAACTGGAGGGTTTTGTTAAAGAGGATGGAACCACACCATTCTTAGCACCTCAAACAGGTGTTGACCCGTTGACAGACTTTCATTTAACAACCAAGAGATTCGTGACTGCTTTAATGGACAGTCATTTAGCTAAAACAGACCCACATAATATAATTCCTCTTGTAGAGGAAATACTTAAAGTATATGTAACTACTGACCAGATTTATAGGAAGGTAGAGTTATATACTAGAGAACAAGTTGACGACTTAATCAAGAATTTCGTTAGACGTGACGGAACTACTGCATTTTTAAAACCACAGTTAGGAGTTACTCCAGTAGCTGATGGGCATCTATCTACTAAGAAATATGTAGATGATGTAATGTTTAAACATTTAGTTGATGCAGACCCTCACGGATTTGTAACGTTACTTAATCAGAGACTAAACAACTATTTCAGGAAGACTGAAACTTACTCTAGAGCAGAGACTTATTCAAGAGCTCAAATTGATGCCATTATTAATCAATTGGTAATTGATGCGGCTAGAGGGGCTATTGAGGAACATATCAATCAATATGACCCTCATGGAACTCTTAAAGAAATCTATAGTAAGCATTATGTACCTCGTGATGGTTCAGTTCCATTTACTGCCCCACAGAAGGGAGTAGATGCTGTAGAAGATGACGAATTAGTAACTAAGAGACAACTGGATGCTTCTATTGTAGAAGAGCCTGTTTGGATTACTAGTGGACCAGTTCAGACTACAGTAGGCTTCGTTGAAGATGAAACTGACCCAGGAGAGAAATTGAATCTTCAAGAGGTTATGGATGCAATCTTCTACGGTAAATCTGTAGATGTTAAAGCTCCTGCGTATGCTTTACTGGGTTCTATAGTAGACGTTGAACTATTCGTTAGAGGTTCTACTGGAGTGATATCTTATGCTGAATTATGGCAGAACGATGAGCTTATTGGAACATATACTAAGGACGATTTCGAATTAGGACAGTTGACTGTAAAGAGTTTACCTATTAACGAAGAAACTACTTTTACGTTTAAAGTATTCTATCCTAATGGTACATATCTGGAAGCTAGTTGTACTACTAAAGTAGCATATGACATATTTGTAGGAATCTTACCTAAATGGTATGCAGCCTCTAATGTTAATTATGATTACTTACTTCAGCTAGTTCAATCAGACCCAGAGAACAATAGCATTGACAGTTCTGGTGATTTAGTATCAGAAATCAAACACAAATATAATTTCTCAAGTCCTAGAGAGCTTAAGCAAATATTTGTAGCAATGCCTAAGGAATATCCAGACTTAGTTCAAATGACAACGCCTTCTCAACAGTTTGGTCTTGAATCGTTTGACATTATTAGCGATATCCCATTTGAAATTCCTGGATTGTCAAATAGTAAAATATATAAGATATATGTATTCAAGGAGTCTCTAGTAACTCTCAACTTGGAGGTAACATTTAAGTTTGACCCAGCTAACATTTAATAAGTATGAGAGCATATAGTGAAATTATAGCAAGTTTTAGAAGAGGTGGTCCGTTCCCTATAGAAGCTGACTATATCTTCGAAACTGAAGCGAAACTGAAAGAATTTTATTCATCTCCTGAAGAGAATGCTATTTTACACAAGGGATTGTTAAAGGTAGTTGAAAATGACGGAGATGGTAATCAAGCACTATATTGGGTCACTAGAAAGGAGACTAACGATGAGTTAGAGTTTACTAAACTTATTACTTCTAAGAGTGATGAAACTATAGCTGACTTGATAACTAGATTAGAGCAGGAAATTAAAGATAGAAAGACAGCAGACGATGCTATCTGGGGAAGTGTTGACCATACTAGTGTACCAGAGGACTTAAACAGTCTGAAGGACATTGCAGAGGAAATTACTAAAATTAGAGAGCATCTAGGTAATCTAGACAGCACTGATGAGGAATTACAGAGTAATATTGATAAGGTACAAGCCGAACTCGATAAGACACAAGAAGGAGTAGGTTTGGGAGAAGACGGAGCTTATGTTCCTGACACTGAAACTACTTACCTTAAAGACTCTACATCTGTAATGGATTCTCTGCGCAAGCTAGACGAATTAGTGAATCATGCTATTCACTTTAACTGGGTCACACTAGAAGATACTCCAAGCATTGAATTAGATATTGATAGACAGATTACTGGAACTACAATATCTGGTAATGTTAAGGTATCTACTGATAGTGGTAACGGAATTACCATAAAGAATGACGGTCTATTCTATAAACTAACTACTGAATATTTAGACGGACTCTTAACTATTAAGGTTAACGATAATGTTATAGGGCAACATCAAATTGGTTTGTCAGCTATCGTAGAGGATGCTAAGTACGACCCAGATACGGAAGAGCTAGTTATAGTATTTAAACTTCTAACTGGTGATAAGCAAGTAGTTAGGATTCCAGTTGGAACTCTTATTAGAGAATGGGAAGTTGATAACTCTATTCCTGATAAGGTAGTAGAATTGGAGAAAGTGTTATCATTAGGAACTGGCGCTGATAAGCTTTCTGCTGACGTTAGGTTGTATACAGCTAAAGATAACATCTTAGTAAAAGAAGGAAATGCTCTGTATGTTAAAGGTACTTCCGATAACATTACACATGATTCTAAAGCCTTGGATGTTGTTATTAGTGAATTACAAAGTGATATTGATAGCCACCTTAAAGATTTCAACAATCCACATAGAGTCACTCCAGCACAGATTGGAGCCATTTCTTTGCCCGAAGTTGAAATTCTACTAAAGTCTAAAGCAGATTTAGTAAGTGGAAAGGTTCCTAAAGAACAACTTCCAGATGATATAGGTGGTGAAGTAACTTGGATTGACGTAGAAGGTGATGAAGAAACAGTATCCTAATAGGCCCGCTAATATGAGCCAGTTGGACTACTTGTGGACAACATATGGCCCATATACGGTGTCGGACTCAATAGACGTTGAAGACTCTATTCCTTCTTCTAAAGCTATCAAAGATGCTATTGCTACTCAGGTAACTGGTATAGTAGAACTCGATACTCAAGAAGAAGGTAATAAGGTTAGAGTTATAGGTAAAGGAGGAAGTGGTGAGGAAATATCATCAATCCTTCTTGATAAAGATACTAAGATAGTTTCGTTTGAAAGACATCTTATAACACAAGAGGATATAGATAACGGATTCGGTAATGCACTGAATGAGGAATGGCTGATACTTACTGCTTCTAATGGAGATAGATTTGAAGTGTCTCTGGAAGACTTTGTAGTTAAAGGACAAATAACTAATACTATTATTACCCAGACTAAGAATGGTAATATTGCATCAGAATTAAGAATTAATAATCCAATTACTAATAGGTCTGTAGATTTATTAACTTCAAACTTTGGAGTTAGGGCAGACTTAGTAGTTGATACTGATGCTGATTCTAACATAGTTATTACTAAGGGTGATAAAGGAGTTGTTTGTAAATTTAGTTGGGAAGGTACAGAATATCCAGTAAGAATTAAAGCCGTAGATACTTACGATGAGTATTTACTACAGACTTTGGAACCTAATACCATTTACTTCATAAAGGACATTAAGTCTATTTACCTTAATGGAGTTAAATATGCCTCTGAAGGTGGTGGAGGTTTAGACCCTGACTTGTATTATACTAAATCAGAAACTGATGCTCTTATATCTAATATTGAAAGTGACTTAGACAATAAAGTTAGTTTGGTTGATGGTAATATAGTATTAGAGGAAGGTCAAGGAATTGTGGTTAATCGTAGAGACGGTGTTCAGAATTTAATATCATCTGACAATTCCGGAGGGTTTAAACTTGGTAATGTTAATTCTTATCTGGAGATATACACTAATACAAGACCAGCCGTTGTAGTAGGGGAAGACACTGATTCACTTGCATTAATGTCAGACTTGACTTCTTATACTTGGAATGAAGTAACTACTGCTAAAGCTACCAGACTCGCTGATTTACCAGAGAGTTATCCAGTAGGAACTTTAACAGTTAAGCATTCTGAAGGAGAAGTTAGTTACGACGGTTCCGAAGATGTATCTATTGACTTAACACATATACAACAATCAATTAATACATTGAAAGATACTATGGAGTACTTACTATCTACTAAACAAGATAAGCTTGTTAGTGGAGTTAACATTAAGAAGATTAATGGTAAGTCAGTACTCGGCAATGGAGATATACTTATATCTTCTGATTCTACAGCTATTAGATATAAGGGGTCTGTAGCTACTCGTATGTATTTACCTTCTGCTCCAGAAGTAGGTGATATTTACAACGTTATTAATGACGGTGCTAACTATGCTTGGAATGGAGAAACTTGGGAAACATATGGAACTATAACTCCAACTGGAGTAGATTTGTATAAGAATGCCAGTGGTGAAATAACTGGCGGGGAGGTAAGATTCAGTGATAATACTGTGCTCCCTATTAACATATTTATTAAATAACATCATTAAATTTTATGGCACAATTAAAATTTTACAGAGGGTTAAAAGCCAATTACGTAGCTGAAACTACTCACAAGGATGGGATTTACTTTGCTACAGACACCAATGAAATCCTTATGAATGGTAAGGCTTACACAGGAGCTCTAGCTGCTGGTAAAGTCGTTACTAATGTAGCCTTGTCTTCTGATAAAAGCAAACTGGTCATTACTTACTCTGATACCACTGCAACAGAGATTGAAGTAGGTAGCGGTAAGTATACATCAGCTATTGAAGACAAAGATTTAGCTATGCCTAATGCTGTCGGTGGTATCGCTAAAGGAACTAAGGTAAGTGCTCTGGAAGGACAGACATATGATTATATGTGGGATGAACTGCTGTTCCCTACTATTAATCCTACATTTACTGCTCCTACTGCAAGCATCTCATTTAAGAGTTATTCAACTCCTCAAGAAGTTGGAGCTACTGCACCTACTGCTGCTAACTTCAACACTAGTCTTAATAAGGGAGCTATTACCTTAAATGGAACAAAACAAGCAGACAGGTCTGGTAACTTAGATGCAGATAATTCATTTATCTTCGTAAATGGACAAGAATCTAACACAACTCTGCCTACTACTGTAACACTTGGTAATACTACTTATACTTATAAGGCAGCTTATTTGCAAGGACCTCAACCTAAAGATAACAAAGGAAACAATTATAGCACTCCACTTGCAGCTGGTTCGGTTAACTCTTCAGCTATCACACTTAATGGTACATATCCTTGGTATGCATCTACAAGTACAGCTTCTTCTGGTACGCCTGTGGTTAAACAAGCTCTTATTGCTTGGAATACTTCTACTGGAGCTATGACTACTCCTAGATTTGAATTACAACCTTCTGGTACTCTTCCACAGGTATTCAAGCTGCCAAGAGCTGTCACTCAACTTCAAATGTTGAACACAGTATCAGGTAACATGGAAGTTATAGGACTTAGTGACTGGACTAAGACAGAAGAAGAGATTACTATTGGAACCATACCTGTAACTTATTCAGTTTACACTTACAATGGTTCTACTAGAGGTTCAGTAACTTTAATCGCTAAATTCTAATTTGACATATGGCAAGAAATAAAGGTACATTCCAATTTGCAGCCAACTTTGAGGTTAAACTTCAAGGTGCTTTAGACCCAAGAATCTTAGTAGATAATAAGTCTGAACTTATTAATAAAGAGACTTGGCCGTATGATGGCGATACTATCTACGTATATAATGGATTGCTAGTAGCCGTTGCTGCTGATAAGGCAATTTATATGCTAGTTGATAAAGATAAAATTCTGGAAGCAGATTACTCCGGATGGAAACAAATGGACGTTGCTGCTGCACAGACAGTAGAGATTATTGACAACTTAAATTCTTCTTCTACCACTGCTGCATTGTCAGCTAATCAAGGTAGAGTATTAGGACAGAGAGTTACTACCCTTGAGGGCAAAATTTCTTCTGTATATTCATACAAAGGCTCCAAAGCTACTTATGCAGAACTTCCTAGTGATGCAGCAGCAGGTGATGTATGGAATGTAGAGGAAGCTCATGACAATCATCCAGCTGGTACTAACTGGGCATGGACTGGTACAGCATGGGATGCTCTGGGTGGAGCTATTGACCTGTCTGCATACTACAATAAGACTCAAGCAGATGCTGCAATTGCAGCTGCTGTTGATGCAGAGAAGACTTTAAGAGAAGCAGCTGATACTGCATTAGGCGGTAAAATTACTACTAATACTCAAGCTATTGCTAAGATTAATGGTAGTGCTGATGCTGAAGGTTCTCTAGCTAATACTCTGAAACAGGCTAAAGATTATGCAGATACTAAAGTTAGTGATGTTAGTAATTTAGTAGCTAATAAAGTTGATAAGGTAGAAGGTAGTACTCTGATTCCAGAAACTAAACTTGCACTTATTGACACTAACGCTTCAGATATTGATGCTCTAGAAGTTAGAGTTGCTGCTAACGAGGCTAAACTTGTTGGAATCACCACTACTGTAGTTTCGACAATTAATACAGCTATCGATGCAGCTATGGCTTGGCACGAAGTAACTGAATAAAACACATAATATATTAAAATGGAGAAAATGTTTGTACACGTAGCGAAGAAGTCCACATTTACCAGTGAACTACAAGAACAATACACCAATAGTATTGTTTTCATTAAAGATTCGCAGGAGATTTATACTCATGGAACGTTCTACGCTATTCCTGATTCTTACAAAGGCAAAATTACTTCATTGGAGAGTGCTGTGGCAGCTTTACAGGCTGCCAAGGCCTTCTCTAAAGTTTCTGACGGTACTAATGTTGCAGAGTCTCCTTCTCATGACGGAACTCTTAAATTCAACAAAGGCTCTAATGTAAATATCACTGTCGGAACAGATGGAGTAACAATTAGCGCTACAGATACTAAATACACACAAGGTTCTGGTATCTCTATTGAAGGTACTACAATTAATCACTCTAATTCAGTAACTGCTGGCACAGCTAAAGGTGATAATAGTAAGACATTAGCATTTGGTGGAACGTTTACTATTCCTAGCATTACTTATGATGCACAAGGACACGTTACAGCTAAAGGAACTACTACAATGACTATGCCAGCTGCTCCTTCATTTACTAACTGGCAAGCTAAGAATGTTGTTGGCGCTTCTGCTACAGCTACAGCTAATGCAGCAACTACTAATGCTACTACATTCTTGAACTTAATTGAGAATGGTGCAGTAAGAAGCTCACATCAAATTACTGGTACTGGTAAAGTAACAGTTACAGCTGATGCTACTGGTAAAGTAACAATTAATGGTGCTGCAACCACGGCTGCTTCTGGTTCTGCTAATGGTACTATTGCAATTGACGGAACTGATGTTGCTGTTAAAGGATTAGGTTCTGCTGCATATACAGCATCATCTGCATATGCAACTGCTGCTCAAGGTACTAAGGCTGATAATGCTGTTCCAAATACTAGAACTGTAAACGGACATGCACTTAGTGCTAATGTTACTGTTACTAAAGCTGATGTAGGCTTAGGTAACGTAACAAATGAATCTAAGGCTACAATGTTTACAAGCCCAGCGTTTACTGGAACTCCTACAGCTCCTACTGCTGCTGGTGGAACTAATACTACTCAAATTGCAACTACTGCATTTGTAATTAACGAGATTGGAAGTAAGATTTCTGCTGCTCAAGCACTTAGATTCAAAGGAACTATTGGCACAGACGGTGATGTAACTGAACTTCCAGCTAATCACACAGTTGGAGATACTTACGTAGTTAAGGCTGCTGGTAACTTTGCGGGCGAAGGCTGTGAAGCAGGTGACATGATTATCTGTGTTAAATCTGGAACGACTGCTGCAAACGGTGACTGGTCAGTTATTCAGAGAAACTTAGACGGTGCTGTTACTGGCAAATCCCTAACTGCTAACACAGTAATTTTAGGTAACGGTGGGTCTACTGTTAAAGCTCTAGCTAACGGTACTACTGGATATGTACTGAAAGCTACTGCTAGTGGTCCTGCATGGCAAGCAGAGAAGGACACAGTTTATACTCACCCTGCTGGAGGTGCTCCTAGTAAAACTTCTGGATTCTATAAATTCAGCACAGATTCTACTAGCCACGTTGCTTCAGTAACCGCTGTTACTAAGGCTGATATTACAGCTTTGGGTATTCCAGGAGCTGATACTAATACTACTTATAAGTTCGTTGGAGGAAACGGCTCATTCGACGTAACTCCTTCTGGAGGTTCTAAACAAACAGTTAGTATTGGTAAACCTGCTACTGCTGGCGCGGCTGATACTGCTGCTAAATGGGCTACTGCTCGTACTATCACAGTTAGTGGTGGTGTAACTGGAAGTGTTTCTTTAGATGGTTCTGCTAACGTTACACTAGCTACTACTCTAGCCAATCTGGCTTCTAATAAGGTAACTGCAATGACTGGTTATACCAAACCGTCAGATACAGGTGCAATTGCTGCTGGTGATTCACTTAATGCCGCTATTGGTAAACTAGAAGCTGCATGGGATTGGGTTGAACTATAATATATGTACAAGAAGGAGGGAGTAGCATCCCTCCTTTATTTTATAATGATTAAAATTTAAGTGATATGGCAATTAATAAGAAATTAATTCACTTTAATAAGAAAACTACTTTTAACTCACAGAAGTTATCAGCCAATGCTTCTAATACTCAATATCAGGTAGGAGGTACTGGAACTGTTCAGACTGGAGCTCCTGACATTAATTATCAATCTATAGTTTATATTAAAGATTCTAAAGAAATTTGGACACACGGACAGTTCTATGCTACCGCTGTAACATGGAGTACCATTACAGGCAAACCTAGCTTTGCTACTGTAGCTACTTCAGGTAATTATAATGACTTGAGTAACAAGCCTACAATTCCTACTAAGTTACCTACTCCAAACGTATTAACCTTTACTGGTGCAGTAACAGGTACATGGGACGGTAGTGCTGCTAAAACAGTAAATATACCTTCTGGTTCCTCATATACACTACCATTAGCGTCAAACAGTACTCGTGGAGGTATCAAGTTATCAAGTAGCACACAGGGAGGAACTCCTAACGGAATTACTACAACTTCAGGCAGAACATATGCTGTTCAGGTTAATAGTAATGAACAAGCAGTAGTAAATGTTCCTTGGACTGATACTAAATATACTCTTCCTACTGCTTCAGCTACTACACTTGGTGGTGTAAAAGTAGGAAGTGGTTTGGCAATTAGTAATGGTGTTCTATCTGCTACAGGTGGTGGAGAAGCCGACTCAGTTGCATGGGGCAATGTGACAGGTAAACCATCATGGATTGGTTCTTCTAAACCTTCTTATAGCTGGTCAGAAATCACAAGCAAGCCTACCTTAGTTAAACAAGTAGAACCTGGAACTCCCAGTACGGATTGGCAATCAGCGTATGTTCCATTAGATGTTACATACAGTGATACGTCTATTTCTCATAAAATCATTTCTTTACCTATGGCTTCTCCAGCAAGCGGTAATAGTCAAGGTCGTGCAGGTTTAATAACTGGTGTTGATAAGAAGAAACTTGATGACTTTACAGATACAAAGAACACAGCAGGTGCAACAAATTCTTCTGATAGACTATACCTAATTGGAGCTACATCACAAGGAGCTAATCCACAAACTTACAGTAAGAATGGTGTTTACATAGAAGATGATGGAATTCTTATGTCTTTGCAAGGATTTGAAGGTGGTGCAATTACATCAACAGCAGCTATCTATGCAGCTAATGGATTCTTTGATATATCTGATGCTAGAGTAAAAACTAACGTAGTAGAAATTGATGCAAGTAAAGCTGATGCTGTTAGACTAGTAGAGTTTGATAGAACAGACAAAAAACATCATGGCTATGGAGTAATTGCTCAAGAACTTGAGAAAGTATATCCAGAAATGGTGAACACTGATGATGAAGGATTCAAATCAGTTAATTATAACGAACTTGCTATGGTTAAAATTAAATATCTAGAGGATAAAGTTGCAAGACTTGAAGCTCTAGTTGGAAGATTACTCGCAGAGTGATTGTTATAATCACATAATGTTTTCATTAAGAAGGTCGCCAATAGGCGGCCTTTCTTTGTTTGTACCTGATTACTAAAACCACCTATGCAATAAATTAATTGTTAACGAGTGTTAAATAATTTGGTAATGTCCAGAATTTAACGTAACTTTGCAACATCGAATTTGGAAGTATAGTATATTTATATATTATGCCCTCAACAGATATTGTATTATTTATCGTAAATTTATTTAATTATGGCAGAATTTCTAACAATGGACGAAGCTAAGTCAAAGTTCGGTACTAAAGGAAGAACAAACGCTGGACTTACACTTGGTATTATCGGTACTGCATTAGCAGCTTTCGCTGGAAACAACGGAGGATGTGGTTGTGGTAACGGTGGCGGAATCCTTGGAAACCTCTTTGGAGGTAACAACAACTGTTGCGCTATGCAGGCAGCTGAAAATGCTAAAACCTTAGCTATGGCTCAAGGACAGCAAGCTGATAACCTATCATGGGCGAACAGAGTACAATCAATGCAAGACGACATTGACCTGTACACTTACGTTAACAGCCGTGCTTTGGCTACTAACGAGAGAATCGGTAACGAGTCTCAAGTTTTAACTAACCAAATCTGGAAAGGTAGAGTAGAAGACCTTCAAGAGAAGAGTGCAATGTACGTAGATATCGTATCTCGTGATAATGCACAGAATTTAAGATTATGTGATGAGCTTTACAAGAGGAGAGAACAAGATGTTCAGGAGAAAGCTGATTTGTTCGCTAGACTAAGTACTAGAATCTCTGATTTAGAGAAGAAAGAAGCTGCTACAGCTGCTGCTCTACCTCTAATGTTCGAGCTTAACAAAGTTAATGCTGAAAGATACACTGATGCTTGCTGCTGCAAGTCTGAAACTAATCTGTTAATGACTGCTAATGGATTACAGCGTCAACTTGACCACAAGATTGATGGACAGTTGAAATATGCTTACAGTGACCTGTGTGCACCTGTTCCAAGTATAGCTCCACTATACTGTAGCCCATTCACAAGTTACGGAACTGGCATGTATGCTGGAACTGCTGCTAGTAACTTCAACGCTGTAAATACAGCTATTAACACAGTTACAGGCGGATGTCCTTCTTGTACAGCCCAATAACTTAAGATAACCCATAAAAGGGAGGCTACAATCTAAGTGGTCTCCCTTTTATTATTTAATTCAAATTTAATTATCGTATGAAAGTTAAAATTACACCAACTGGAGAAAGTGCTCAAGTAATGGAGTTTAATGTATCGTTACCGTGTGGGGCAAATGCATCAATTGCTCCTGTGTCTACATTAACAGTTACACAGAGATGGGCAAAAGTCGTTAACGTTTCAACTACAGGAACGGAGTACGTACAAGTTACTAAATTTGATGTTATTCACAATATCCAATACACTGATTGTAAAGGAAATGTAAGAGTGTCTACAGAGTCTACATCTACGATTATGGAGACTGCTGCAACTAGTGAAACTATTACCACTTTGACACCAACAGTAACTAAAGTTATAGATGTGATTATACCTAACGGAGTTAGTATTGTTAGTCAACAAGTACTTGATGAATTGCCTACTTCTCTTCCTGTTAAGGGACATTGTGCATATTCAGTATTTGATGTTAGAGTAACACCTGCTCCTGCACCAACAGCCGCAATTGCGTCAGTAGCTAAATCTAAATAACATGTTTGGACAACCATTCGGTAGCAACTACACGGATTTACAGAACCATTACATGCAACAATTACAAGCGATGCAACAAGCTCAACAAGCACAGCAGAAGACCCAACCTATTCTAGATGAAATAAACAGAGAGGTTGGGTCTCTGTCTTTAGATGAGCAGAAGGTTCTAGCACAGATGCCAGAATATCAAATGGCTAAGCAAACCTATGAAGCTGGCTTTATGTCATTCTTAGGCACTAAGTTTAGTCAAGAGTTCGTGTCATCAGCAGATGGTAAAGTAGCAGCTGATAATCTATTAGCTACTATTAGAAAGAGTAAAGAGCACATTCATGCTCAATTAAAAGCTAAAGAAGATAAGGTTAACACATTATTAGAACTTGTGGAACAGGACCCAGAGATTAAGAAGAGATTAGACGAAGTTATGTTAAGTAAAAGTAAGTAATGAGCGATAAAGAAATTGTATTTCAAGCTATTAATAAGTATGCTAAAGACTTGGCGAGTAACCTATTTCATTTTAATAGCGTGGCAAGTCAAGCTGTTATCACATACGTAGTTAAGAATATGGAAGATAAATATGGTAAGTATTTAGACATATTCACAGATGTGCACGGCAATATTAATCTAGAGTTGCTTGCCAATGCAGTTAAAGCAGAGATGAAAGAGAAGTCTGCTGATGGGTTTGTAGTTAACATTCTTAACAAGCCAGTAAGGTTTGGAGAGGACGACGTTAATCAATTAGTAGAAATATTTAAGACATTTAAACAGAACAATTAATCCAAATTCGAGCCATGATTAATTTACGATTAGAGAGAACTTATAAAGGTGTGTCTTATACTATAGGGAAGCTGTACCTAAACGGTAAGTATTTCTGTGACACTCTTGAGGATACAGACAGAGGGCTGAAAGATACTATGCCTACAGAGGAAATTGAGAAGATTAAGGTGTATGGTAAAACCGCTATACCTACCGGCACATATAAGGTTGATATGAATACAGTCAGTCCTAAGTTTAAGGATAGGACTTGGGCTAAGCCATATAGTGGTAAATTACCTAGATTATTAGATGTTAAAGGTTACAGTGGAGTTCTTATTCACGTTGGTAATAAACCAGAAGATACATTGGGATGTCTTTTAGTTGGAGAGAATAAGGTTAAAGGGCAAGTTATTAATAGTACTGCTGCATTTAATAGACTTATGACTGAACTTAATAAGGACAAGAATATAGAAATAACTATTGAGTAATGAGCAACTTTGATAAATTATTTGGAAGAACTTATAGTACAGTAGGTAACTCTGATTCTGACTTTATTATTAAAACTAGAGGACAGGTTAAGGTACAATGGGGCAAGAAGTTCATTGACATTATAAAGGACGGTAAACTTAATGTTGATGCAGAGGTCATTAAGAAAGTATCTTCTCCTGACAGAATAAGTTCTGATGGTATTTATTATGTGGAGAGCACTAATGAAGTAATGCTCAAAATAGGAAATACTGTTATCAATTTATCTGATGATGGGTCAGGAACATTTGTATCGTTTTTATCTAAGCAAGACACTACAGAAGAGCAGAAGGCAGTAGCCTGTTCTAATATAGGATTCAGATATGAAACTGAGGAGGCTGCTACTTTAGCTGGAGTAAGGAATGGGGTGGTTTTTATTGATGAAACTGAACGTTTCTTTATTGTCAATGATGGAATATTTACTAAGTATCCGTCTGAAATAAGTATGCCTTATACAGGCCAATTTGTTATCCAGAAGTCTGATAGTTCTGTAGGGGCTATAATCATAAATGGAGAGGGAATTGGCAATGCTCTTGTATTAGGTACCACTTCTAATGGAGCTTCTTTATATAGAGAGAACGGTGCTACATATGTGAAAAACAGTGCAGGCAACATAATACTAAGAATAGGTAATTCAAACGTGGTAGTTGCAGGAACGTCTGAAACTATCTTCTCTACTGATATTACAACTAGCGGCTCTGTCATATCTGACTCTATCTCTTCAAATTCGTTTTCAGATAATTACGGATTTAAATTGTATATAGAGAACGGTAAATCTAAATTAGTAGTTGACAGCGTTATAGAACGTAGCCCTTCTGACAATTCTGTAGAAGTAACCTTTTCGGAGCTGTTGGAACTCATCAATAATGAAGACTTGATAGTAGGGGCTAAGTATGTAATAAAAGACTTTCAGAATGAGTGGGAACTAACTACTGAAGATGATACACAGGAGCCTTCCAATGAGGATGACACAAAAGATGATGAAGAATTAACTGATGAGAGTGAAAGTACTCCAGACCCTCCTGTTAACACACGACCTCTAGTAGTTACAGCAACCACTACTTCTACTTTAAATCCGATAGCATATTATAAAGACTTTCCCAGTTGGGAAATTGAATATGATGTGAATTACCAAGAAGTGTTTCAACTTCCTGGAATTGATGAGGATGGAGCATCTGTAATGGAAGATGTAACGGCTAAGGGGAGAATTACTAAATTAACAGATGAGAAGGGCAATTCCTGTAACTATGACTTTAAACATCTAAAATTTAAAATCACCGAAGACGGTGTAGATAAGTGGATTTATACATTTAGAAACGGAGAAGAGGATTTAAGTTTAACTGATACATGTAGGAATAATGTATTAACTGTTAATAATTACGAGATTAAATCTGAAACTGTAACTGTACGTGATAATGGTAATATTGTTACATTACAAGGAACTCTTTCTGATAACAACTTTGGAACTATTAATAGTAACTTTAACTTTTCCGGGACTGCTAATAAATTGAATGTGTCCAGAACATTAGAGAATGTAACATTTAAAGAAGATTCTACTATAGATGAGGTAGCTATTAGAAGTCTTACTAACGTAACATTTAATGAATCGTTCTCAAGGACTACATTCCATTCAGATATAAACGATGTTGACTTTGATACTACTGTATACGCTCTACTTTATGATAATGAAAAGGTAAAAGATGTATATTACAACAATAATACAGTCTCTGTTATTTGTATTCCTGATATGTCAACTGCAACATCTGGAATACCTGCGGGCACAATAGTAATGTATAACGGAACATCTGGAATACCTGCGGGCTGGGCTATATGCGATGGTACTGAAGGTACTCCTAACTTGACTGGCAACTTCATTAAAGCCAGTGAAACTGCTGGTGAAACAGGGGAATTTATACCTGCAAGCTCCGGTAGTTCAACTGAAACTCCTATTACATATTACTCATTAGTGTTTATTATGAAATTGGCTTAATGGAGATAGCAATATTTAGTGATAGATTACTAATTTACGTTAAATTAAGAATAATTAGTCTTTAATTTTAAGGTATGGAAATTTATCACTAAATTTGCAAATAACTTTAAAAGGGAATAATATGGACATGAAATTAGAAGAATTAGGTTTTGACGATGAAGACCTGCTAGGTGAAGACGGTGTAGTGCAAACAGGAGACCCTGATGATGACATTAAACGTTGGATTGACAATGATACTCCAGTAGATTTGGATGAACCATTGGACAATCAAGAACCACCTAAAGAAGGTGACGGAGATACAGAACCTACAGAGGATGATTTAATCACAACTATGCTCAAAGCTAAAGGAATCAATCCAGAGGCTATTAAGTTCCAAAATGATAACGGAGAAGTAGAAGAAATTCCATTCTCTGAACTATCTAGGGAAGAGCAATTAGAGCTTTTAAACTATGATGATACAGATTATAATTATGGTTTAGAGCCAGAAGAGATTGACCTTATTAACGAGCTTAGAAGAAATAATTTAAGTGTAGATGATTACCTGGAATCTCATAGACGTCAAGCTATTCAGGATTACCTAGACCACCTAGAAGATGAACCAGAATATCAAGTAGATGGCATGACAGATGATGAACTATTTATTGCAGATTTAAAGGCAAATGTCCCAGAACTTACTGATGATGAAGCTTTAGAACAGTTAAATCTTGAGAAGCAAAACGAAGCTCTCTTTAATAAGAAGATGAGCGGAATGAGAGCTAGCTATCAGCAACGCGAAGAAGCAGCTATACAGCAAGCTCAAGCAGAAGCAGAAGCTCAACAGAAAGAAATGTATGAAGCTTACGAAGACGAAATTTTACAAGCTATTCAAGATAACGAAACTATAGATTTGGGAGAGTCATCATTAACGCTATCAGAGGACGATATGAATGAAATTGCTTCCTTTATCTTAGATTCAGATGCTGCTGGAGTAAGATACTTAGCCAAAGCCATTAATGACCCACAAATGCTAGTGCAGATGTCGTGGTTTGCTCTTAAAGGACAAGAAGCTATACGTCAAATCTCCGAATATTATAAACATCAGATTACAGAGCAATCCAAAGCCAATTATAAGAAAGGTTATGAGGATGCTAAGGCTGGCAGAGCCTCTAATCCTGCTAAGACTGTAGTTAAAAGACCAGAGCAGCAAACTGGTCGTAAACCTAAAACAACATCTATTTACGATTTAGATTAAATCCAAATAAATTATTATGATAGTAGCAAATTTCGTAACTAATCGCGCCACTATGGGCGACACTAGAACTTATGAAGACTTCTATAAGTTTCTAGGAACTAAACCAACTAGACTTGGTGTAGTATCAAGACTCTACCCAGAATTGACTGCTTCTTACCTAACAGAATCTTTGAGAAACATCTTCTACATGGATTCTAAATCAAATAACAAGTACAGAAGCATTGACTCAATGTACTTTGAATGGGAAGTTGAAACCAACTACATTAAGAGAGTTGAGTTTGCAGATGTACCAACTGAAACTGGAGAGAACGGAACTGAAATCGTAATGGCTTTCAAAGAGAACTATTACCAGAAGTACGACATCTTCAAGATTGACAAAACAATGCAGCAATGCTATGTAACCCAGAGACCAGTTCGTAAAGCTGATAATTACTGGGAAGTAACTGTTAGAATTATTGACAACGACTACTCTAGTGTTCTTGACCTTAGCGGATGCCAAATTGGTGACACTACTCGTTTCCAATCTAACGCTATGCCAGAAGCACACGAAGAGGGATATGTTAAATATCAATCTAACATTGAAAGACACAGAGGTTATATTACTACTCACAGATGTGATGACAGTTATACAGCTCTGTATGCTGCACAAGAAGACGTTCTTATTAAAATAGGTGAAGGTAAAGGTAATGGTCAGATGTCTGAAACTATGTACCGCATGGATAAGACTCAATCTAACTTGCTGAAGAACTTCCTATATGTAAGAAACAACGGTTTGCTGTTCAACAAAACTAACGTTGACAAGAATGGTAAACCGACACTGTTCGACCCTGACACTGGTCGTCCTATCTACATTGGTGATGGTATCATCCCACAAGTAGAAAGATTTGCATCTAAATATGCATATAATAAGCTTACTGTGGAAGCATTCACTACTGCTATCGCTATGATGAATGAAAAGAGTGAGAATCCAACTGGTAACAAATATGTACTTATTTGCAATGAGAAAGCTTGGCAAGACGTACAAACTTGTCTATCAGAATGGCTTGCAAGATTCAAAACTTGCGGAACTTATCTGTGGTCTAAGAAAGCTAACGGCTATGTTGACGTTGGTGCTACATTCCAATCTTATGAAATCGGTGGTAACACAATTTCATTCAAGGTTGACCGTACATTCTCTCGTGAATGGGGTAGCGACAAGGGCTTCATGCTAATGTTAGACTTGACTGCTGACAAAGTAAGTGGAGAACCAGCTATTCAAATGTTCACTCTTAAAGGTGGTGACTTCATCTCTAATAAATATCCAGGTGTTGGTGGACTTGATGGTCTAAGCTCAGGTGTAGTTTCTAGCCCTGTAGCAGCTTCTAAACTAATCAACTGGGGTTATTCTGGTGTTGGTGTATTCTCACCATACAGAAGCTTTATTATGAAAGAAGTGTAATTAAATAAGTAGATATTGTGGGGAAGGCATAGACCTTCCTCACATTATTTTACAAGATAGTAATTTATATTAAGTAAATGATTGAAATAATATGGCTAATGAAACAGACAACATAATTGTCTTAAGAAGTGTATTCGGTAAAGTAGGACAAAAGTACTTCCTTAATCCAGTTAGAGACCCACAGACAGGTAGATATCCTGACTGTGTAAGACCAGTAGATAGTAAAGGTGATATGCTATTAAGAGGAGAAGAAGATAAAGGTAAATGCTTGATTGCAGAGAACCGTGTATTTATTATTGAAGACGGTAAAACATTTGACCTTAATGACCCTTGGCAAGCAGCTGAATGGTATTCTATTCAACACTGTCCTATGATTGCTATGTCTCGTGACCAACGTGACAAGAATGGTAATTTAGTGATTGACGGTGACTCTAAGAGATACGGAGGAGCTGAACTTTACGTTGAAAGACCTGGTTATGAAACTAATAAGCGTGTTAATAAGAGACGTCTTATCCATGATGCTGAAGAGTATATCATTAAAGACCCACAAGGTGCTGCTGGTAGACTTAAAATGGCTAAATTGCTTGGACGTAACATGCGTAATGCTCCTGATGCCGACGTAGAAGACTTCTTGATGAACATTGCGTCTAAGGACCCAGAGAAGATTATTAATCTATATACTGGTGATGACATTGCACTTAGACTTCTGTTTATTGATGCTAAAGACAAACGTGTAATATACGTTAAGAATAAAGTATATCTATATAGCGAGAATCAAATTCCATTGGGCGCAAGTGATGATGCAGTTATTACTTGGATGAAGAGTCCACAGAATAGAAGAACTCTTGAACTAATTAAGAGGGACACATATCCGGAACTGTATGAACAACCAGAGCCTGATTTTACTAACAAAATAAAAGATGAAGAGACCAAGAAGTCATCTTCAACTGGTAACTATATTAAATAATGACTGCTAGACAGGTTTATGAAGGAACCGCTACTGAAGTAAATAAAGTACAGTCTATGACTCTATTATTAGAGGATTTTAACTACTTCTTTAATAAGGCTATATATCAGTATATTAACAAGAGATATAATATATATGATATTAACCAACAGACTACTGACGACATTAGGGTTCTGAAAGCTACAATAGCCCTTCCTGTAACACTTGCTACGTCCGCTTATGGAGACACAGAAGGTCTTGATTCACTATATGGTGCGACGTATGAAGTGGAATTACCTAGTGATTACTTACATTTACTTAATTGTGTATGTGATTTTGAACTAAAGAAGACTTTCAAATGTTATAACGCTGGCTCCAGAGTTCAAGTCGGAGCTAGCCGTTTAACATCTGACGCATGGTCTCAAATCATTCAGAATATCTATATGAGACCTAGCTATAAACGTCCTTATTTTTACATACACAATGTTGACATAAATACTAGCAATCCTACTAACCCGTATGATGCTGTTAATAATCCACATGGTACTGATATTAGTTCTGCTAAGACAGATACTGATACTAATGCTACAGATGTAGCTGGTGGATTGCCAAGAACAATTTCTATTGGTGGTAATGCTGTTACCACAGTGGAAAGAGAAGGACAGATTCGTTTCGGTAATCCTTCTACTGTTAGAATGGAGATACGGTACGGGAAGGACCATACTCTATTTGAGTTAAAAAAAGTATATGTGGACTACCTGAAAGCTCCACAAACTATACGATTGACACAAGAACAGATGGATATGACAGAAGACACATCCCAAATTATGGAATTTCCTGATTACGTGTGTCACGAGATTATTAATGAGCTGGTACATATAATCTTGGAGAACGAAGGTAATCCTAGATTACAAACACATATTCCGATATCAACGTCAGTTGCAAATCCAGCTCAGCAACAGACACAAACCAAATAATTATTTAAATTATGTTTAAGTGGACAAACACATTAATCGTAAATTCTAATTTAGATTCTAGTGGCAAACCAAAATGGTCAGCACAGGCTGAAGACACTGGTAGTGGAGTTGTAGGTAGCTTCGAATTTAAAAGAGTTAACAAATTCCTCAAACCAAACGTAGTAGCAATCTATAAGAAAGAAGCATCAGACCCAGTACTTGGTAAAGTTACTTTCACTATGAGCAATCAAGGTGTAGGTAATTATAGAGTTGCTCTTTACATCAGACTATCTGGAAGCCAGAACTCTTATTACTCAAATGACTTTGTATTCAAAGGTAAACCTTTGATGTATGAATTTGCAATTAAGAATGCAAGTGCTACAGCAGCAGATGTTGCTAAAGAAGCAGCTAGAGTAATTGAGAAGATTCAGACTATCTATGGAGACCACTGGATTAAAGCTAGTGCAAATGGTAACAACCTTGTTATTGAAGGAATGGATGAATATCAACTATTTACTAAAGCTGAAATTCAGAAATTCAATCCGGACTTGAACACTGCTTTAGTTGGTGGAGAGTTTGAAACAATTGCAACAGCACTTCCAGCTGACGACCCAGACTACGATGGACAAAACACTATTGTGAAATCTAAAGAAGGATTCGGTACTTACTGGATGATTCTTAAAGACCTAAGACTTCCGACTATGGAAGCTAGACGCTTTGCTGGTATTAACGAAGAAGAGCTTCCTGTTCCAGGAGCTAAGTATAATGAGTATATTATTAACTATTGCGTTAATAGAGGCATTATGGGCGGAGATGCTGTAGGAGAAGTTACAAGGTCACTTACGACTCATGTATTCTATGTTAAACAAGATTTGGCAGCTGATTTTGAAGCAGCTCTTGCTAAGATAGGTACTATCGGTCAAGAAGTTACTCCAGGTGAAACTGCACAACAAGCTCTAGAAGCTAGTAGTGCTAATGCAGCTGAAATTGCTAAATTGAAGACTGGCAAGGCTAACGCTGCTGATGTTTATACTAAAACAGAAGCAGATGCTAAATTTGAGCCAAAAGCGTAACAACTTAAAACAGTAATTGAAGGCGGGGGCGTCATACGCCTTCGCCTTTATTTATTATAATCATATGGGATATTACGAGAAATTATCGTCAGCCATATATAATGACATAATGAGTGGTCTTAGAGGTTATAGCTCCACTCCAACAATGTCATTAGAACAGTTAGAGGATGATTGCGTTGATGAAAGACTTCAAATTATTAAGGAATATTTTATTAAAGGATTAGTTCCTAAGAAGGACTTACTGATGACTATACCTTGTATAGAAGTTGACTGCAAGAATATTGAAAGGTGTAGATGTAATGCTAGTCCCTGTGACACATTAACTGCTCATTTTGAAATTCCTCAACTTCTTACAGAGTTCGGAGAAGACGGTATAGAATATATAGGAGCTACTGATATGAGTAATCCATTTATATATTATACTAATCCTATCGTAATGAAGTATCATAAATATAGAGTAAGAGGAAAGAATAAACCATACGTGTGGATTGATATAACTCCTAACGAGAACAATATGTACGATTGCTTTGTATTTAATGCTCCATTATTAAAGAAAGTAACAGTAGTGGCAATATTAAAAGACCCTAGACAATTAGATTGGTTCGGATGCTGTGCCCCTGTTGATATTAATAATATGACATTCATTGATGCTGAAATTAAGAAGAGACTAACTGAAAAGAAGATTCGTTATTATAGGCAGCTCGCAGCTCCTGTTTTACCTAATGACCAAGTACCTAAATAATGGAGAATTTTAATTCAGCTTATTATCAAATGAATCTGCTCTATGGAACAGAATTGTCTCCTGAAGAGTTCGAAGAAATTGGACTGATTGCCTGGCATAAGATAGGTAACAGGAGAACTAGATTATACAGGTATGTTACTGATATTCAATGCCCTGACAACACAGTGGATTTACCTTGCAACTGTGACATAATTGAAGCAGTCACTTATGGCTTTGAAGAGTGGAATTATGTTACGAATGACACAGTAAACGGAGATTACTCTTCACAGTTTACTGAAAACTATATAGAATCAAGAAAGCTTTATAGTGACCCTCTCTATATAAGTGGCAAGTATGCCAAATTTGAAAGAGTGGGGGATACTTTGTACTTTGAGAAGAATTATGGACAGGTAAACATTCTCTATAAGGGCATTCTGGTAGATGAGGACGGATTACCTGAAATCAATTATAAAGAGAAAGACGCCATTGCATGTTACTGTGCTTGCACTAAGAGATTTAAAGAAGGTTGGAAGAATCACAACCAGAATATGTTACAGGAAGCACAATTATTGGAACAGAGGTGGTTGAAACTATGTGACGCAGCCAGAGTTTCAATTCATTTAAGTCAAAATGACATGAATGAAATCTTAGATGCTAAAACTAGTTGGAATAGAAAGATATTTAATAAGTCATATAAGCCCTTAAAATGATATGAATTATGCTTTAGGATATGCCTTTAACATCCATGACATGTTTGCTGGTTTTGATACCAGCAGACTTGACTTGGACAGTAAGACATGTGAGGAATTAATAGGTAATAGACATAAAGAAGTAATTGCTAAGCAAGTGTTTAAATACGCAGTTAAGCTAGTAATTGATGATATTATACATAGAAACAATAGATTTGAGCTTCCAACTTTAGGAAGAAATGCCTGGTTATACATGAAGAGAGTTTCTGGTAATGAATTTACCGAAGCTAGACGATTTGGTAAGTGGAAAGATGTAGACTTTCTAGCTTCTGATTTCTGCGGATATAGAATGGTATTAACTTACAAGAATCAAGAGATACAAAGGGAGAAGATGGCTTATCTAGACCCTGTTAATAAGAACGTAATCACAGAGAATACTAACAATGGAATGCAATACTACTAAGAAGTTTACTGATTATACAGACGAAATAATGAAGGAATTTCCATATCTTAGTAAGCATGACATAGAAATTATTGTTAGATATGGCTGGAGACAAATATACTTCTTAAACCAAAGAGGAGGAGATACAATCCTTAATAGCCATAAATATAAATATTGGTTATATATAGGGGAGTTAACTAAGAATCCTATTAAGCATTTTAGATATTACAGGAGAAAGATGCAGAACAAGTTGAGAGTGATGTATACTAGAAAGAAGATTCAATGGGACGGGTACTACTATGTAGCCTTAACCAATGAAGAATATGAAGAATTACTAGAATCTTTTAATAAGAAAGGCAGGAAGAGGAAATATTACACCTTCAATAATAAGAAGGTGTTTAAGATTCTAGATGAGTGTAAACTATCATTCTCTGGCAGTCCTTGTATTATAAAATTCAAAGGGCTTGTAGATTTAGGATTCTCCTATAAGAAAGAAGTACTTAAATGTGAGTATCCAGAGATAGCGTTCACAAGAGATAGAAATGCTAAGTTTGAAGACATCTTAGTAAGTAACGACAATTATGAATATTTATAACAATGAAACAAGAAGCAACAAATACCTTTGGAGAAGGAATAATAATGGACCTGAATCCATTAACCACTCCTAACAATGTACTTACAAGTGCTCTGAATGCTACTATGATTACTTATAATGGTAATGAATTTGTGCTTCAGAATGATATGGGTAATGGTAGAGTTGAAACTGCCTATTTACCTTCAGGCTATGTTCCAGTTGGAATTAAAGAATATGGAGGAATAATATATGTTGCGTCATATAATCCTCTTACTAATAAGGGTCAGATTGGCTCATTCCCGTCTCCAGAGCGTAATATTAGTAGTAACGAAATTCAAGGGGCACAGAGTGTGCTTACTCCCAGTTCATTTGGAGCGCTGTCTAATGGAATTTTAGACACTTTTGTATCTAAAATAAACATATTCCCTGAAGGCACAATTATAAGGTCAGGAGACAAATTTACTATTATGCTAGATGCATCTAAGGGGAGTCAAATAGACACTAAAATACTTAGGACATACCTATCAAATTGCTTTAATACATCAAGTAACAAGCCCGATTCTCCTAAAAACAAATTGATGACTTTAACTCTTGCTGTAAGTGATTCTAATGGATATCTTAGGGATATTACAGAACAATTAAAGAGATTTGATGAGGATAATAAAACTATAGTATTCAGCGAAAGTGATGCCCCACTTTATAAAACTAATGCGGGATATTATATACAAACTGTGGCAGAGGATTACTCATCTAATGTGGATGAATATAGAAAGGCGTATCCAGCAAATGTATACAATAACAAGTTATCAGGCTCTTTAACTTTAATAGCTACCTTGAATACTATAGATTCAATAGATGTAGCGGTGACTGGATATGTAAGACCTGAAGAAACGGATATGAATATTGAATATGAAGTTCCTAATCAATCTGGCATAGTTATGCCCTCCGGTTCCAAGTATACACTAATATATGATTTAACATACAAGTATAATTGTCCAGATGGGTATTATGAGGACAATAAGCCATATAATTATGATGAGGTTATAGAGTATTATAATTCATACTACGGAGAGGCAAAAGATTTCGGTTCTCATCAAAATGTAATTCAGGGATGTGAGTTCTTTATGATTGATTCTAGCAAGGCTACTCTTCAAGGCCACGTTAACTTTGATAACTCAGACAAAGCTCCAGTTTACAGCCTAGAATCAAAGCAATATACCAGAGAACAAGCAGTTCAGGTTAACTTAAGTGACGTAACTGGGAATTTAATAAGCTATACTGTTACTCCATGTATGACATATAGTAGGCTTCAAGGATTAAGCATCAATGGGGCTATGGATTTATCCAAGATAGGCTCCGGTATAATTCAGCTAAATACCTGGAGGTATTACTACAATGATATGTCAATTATATTGACTTGGGGACTGGAAGCTTATTTAGTGGAAGGCACCTCTATAAATGAAATTAAGTTTAAATTTTATAGATTTCCAGACGGCAGACCAGATATGCCTACATCCGAGTATGTTGTGCCAGCTAAAAGGAATTATAACGGAGTATTTACAGAGGTTCTAAGATTCGGGGATGTTTTAGAGCCTAATAACATCTATTTGGTTGAGATACAAAAGACTATAACAAAAGGGAATATTACAGAAGTGGACCCAGACTCCGAATTTAGATGGCTCGTAGCTTCTCCTTTGTACAATGAAGCTTACATAGATAATACACAGCTAGACTATAACAGATTTGATGATACTTTAATTAAAAAGTACAATTCATTACAATTAGATACTACCTACAGTAATACGTATACCAGGAAAGTAGGAGCATTAGTAAAAGATGGTGCAGATTTATTTCCGTTGTCCAATAGACCTCTAAGTGAGTTTGATGTAAAAGCAGTGACTCTGTATAACTATTCGTATACTATGATAGAAAGCCATAAGATAGCAACAGAAGCTAAATATCCATTCGAGTTGAATGTATCATCAATTGATACTAAATATTTAGTAGATTCTGATGAAGCCAGGACTACACATGAGGACTACTTTCTGGAAGGCAATGGAGCTAAGCCTGATGATTATATAGTAGATTCTGATTTTGAACGATTGCCATTAGTTGAAGCACGACCTGATTATAATAGTCATAAGTATTCTATAGAAGTTGAGGGAGATAAGATTGGAGTTAATGGAGCTGTTATTTCTGAATTAGTAGCCGCTAAAGACCCTACTCCTAAACCCATAACCTATTCTAATATCTATAAATCCTTTGTAAGCGACATGAGTCAAGTATTTGGGACCAACATGAATAAGAAGAGTACTGGAGCTTATTACAGTAGTTCAGAATTTGGAGTTCATGTATATAGTAAAAACAAACGTAGAAGAATATACCTAGACACAATTAATAGATACTCTCCTACTGGAGAACCTAGTTCTATTAATTCACAAATATACACTGACAAAAATAGTGGTACACGTCAAGACTTCAGAAACTATTGGGATAATTTTATGGGGGCAGTATGGTCCGCTTTTAAAAGGTATCCACCATGTGTAATATTTGGAACTATCAGTGAATTTAACAATAAGGGTTACAAATATCCAGGGAGTCAAGATGCTACACATGTTGGGGGATTAGTCAGTGATAAATCATTAGGCTCATTCCAAATGCTTCTATGGTACACTGGTACGACTTATGCTTGGGTTAAAGACTTTGCATATAGAAATCCAGGAGAGAGTGGCGGCGACAGTTTGTTTATTAATAATGAAATGGCGAATATAGTATATGAAACGTTTAGAGATGTTTACATCCAAACCAGTGATTCTACTGTGCAAAGTTACTGGATTTATAATCCAAATGATTATTTATATAATCCAGACGTTAAAATAACTCTAGCTTACGACGTTTCATGCAAAAGGAACATAAGTACTAAATCTTTGTTGCAGGTTAATGGTAACGATGTTAATACAACGTCTATAAGTGACTTCCTAGATTTGTTCAAAATAGAGGATAAGGAAAGCTATATAAATCTAATGACATTTTATGTAAAATCAGATTCTGGGTATAATAAAGTGGATGGGACCACTTATGAATCTACTATTCCTTACACATTATCCACGCCAATGACAGCCCTAAGTATGGAGAGTGTGTATGCTGAATTGGATAAGAATGCTAAATCTGATAGTGTTAGCTCTAATGTAGGGGTTCTAAGCAGAGACGACACTTTCTTTATTTTGGACGGAACTGGTAATCCATTTATAGGAGGACGTATCTACTACGGTGAAGCTGTAGACAGGATAATTCCAATAGAACAGTCAACTACAGGAGCGGCTAAAGTCAGAAACCTGAAATTAAAAGATGGAACTTTGTTAGTAAATTCTACGTCTGCCACCACTAAGGACTTTGCAGTGTATAGGGATAGTTTCGGAGACGGTGATATATCCGTGCATTTTGCAGGCTTCCCTGTTGTAGAGATAGAGCTAGACAAAGGTAGTGGTAACAACTGGGGCACATTAAGCTAAATATTATGACTACTTTAGAGAACGGATTATTTAATAATTACTCCTTGAACTTCGATACTTTAGCTTTCTCATACTTCCTAGGGCAAATAAAACCTGAGGGCAACATAGTCTATGAATATAATCCTCTACATAATTATAGAATAACCAGAGATACTGATAGTAAGGGTAAAGTATCTGGTCAGGATGGATTCAATCCGAACGATGTTGTTGTGGAAGGTGGAAGTATATTAGATTTAGATACTGAATCACTTCAATTCAGCTTAAACCACCCTGTAGATATTATTGCACAAGAGTCATATGACGGTTCTGTAAATCTTATATTAAATGATAACAAGAATATACCAAGACTAATCAACACTAGATTCTCTGTGCTACAAAACAACACATACGAAATTGTAGATAGAATTGGTAACAATGATACCAATTTGTATGACGATTCTCAATTTGATTTAGATACATCACTTTATAAAAGAGTAAATAACATACCTTCTTTAACGTTTAACGAGGTTCTTCCATATGGTAATTTGAAAGTTGGTAATTATGTAGTCTATCTCAAATATGCAGACGCAGATGATAACGAAACAGACTTCGTTGCTGAGTCCGGAATAATATCATGTTTCCAAGGGTTGGATAGGGACCCTTTCTCTATAAACGGAGGACTTAGGGATATGATTGCCAACAAATCCATAAGTTTGTTAATATCTGATGTAGATGATAGTTATGACTATATAAAAGTCTATTATACTAGGTCTACATCGGATGTAGACGGTAATGAGATTACTACTGCATTTAGAATTTCTAAGAAGTATCCTGTCAAGAATCGCACCTGTAATTTAATAATAACGGGTAATGAAGCTGGACAAGATATACCATTGTCTGAAATTAATATGCAGTATTTAATAGCAGACAAAGCTAAGGCACAAGCGGCTTGCCAGAATATGCTATTTCTAGGTAATTATAATAAACCAGATATGCTATACTCCGACTTGTCTGATATAAGTCTTAGAATATTGCCTTATCTAGAAGTTTCTGATGCCCATTCTCTTATAGGTGAAGTGTCCCCTCAATATGGAGATGTTTCTGATTCCATTACTGCATTTGAATATTATAATACTAAGAATATTTACTACCATTTAGGCTATTGGGATGAAGAGATATACAGACTTGGAATAGTATATATAATGTTTGATGGCTCATTGTCTCCTGTGTTTAATATTCGAGGCATAAACGGATTACCAGACATAAATACTTTATTTGATAAGTACTCCTTATCAAACTATTCTATATTAGATGATTCTGGGGAACGTCAATACTTAGAAGTAGATGAATCTACTTACGAACTTGAGGATTCTAGATATATAGAGAATAGTAAGGGAGTGATTAGAATAAATTCTAATCTTAGTACTGGGTCCCATAAAGTTTACGGCTTAGGAATGTTTATACCAATAGATGTAGTCAACTATTTAAAAGGTAAGGTACGAGGATTCTTTATAGTTAGACAAAAGAGAATACCTACTATATTAGCTCAAGCATATGTATTACCCTTGATAGCCAAAGCAGAAGTTCCTGGAATCAATGTGTTAAACGTAAACAGTAATCCTCAATATTCAGTGGTGGCAGAAAGATTCTTAGATAATAACAAGGGCATAAACAGTAGCTATTTAAGTAGGTTGTATACGTTAGAAGGTTACAATGAGAATACAACGTGGTCTAGAGCTGGAATATGTCCTGAATATAGTTTAAAACAATCCTATTTTAACACCTTGTTCACGGGAACATCATTTCCTATTAAAGAAAGTAGAGTAATCCCAGCTAGTGCCGGATTAACCAGGAGTACCTACGAATCTAGAAGTTATTATGTTGATGCTTATACTTATAATACTTCTGTAAAGGAGATGGATGCTAAAATAGTCGGAATACCTGATAATACTCCCATAATAGCTATAGAAGACTATTCTTTCAGAGCTAGAGCTGGAGAAGCAGAGGAGGGATATAAATTTAGATACTTAGGCATAGAGAACAAAAATAATGAGGCAACCAATCTAGTCAGGGGTTCATATTCATCATATATTGGAATAGTGGGGACTCCTAGTGTAGGACGAATAATCAATATATACATTCCTGGTTATTCCATAGGTAACATGTCTGACTACTTTAAGATAAGATATGAGGACGTCTCCCCTTATTACGCCATATCAGACAGAGTTGGTTTTGATACAGTAAGCGAGACTTATGACGTAGTAGAGCAAAGTGACATACATGCTTATTCTACAGTATGCTACAGGGGAGATTGCTATATATGCAATTACACTCACAGACTAAATAGAAATTTCCAAGACCCGTCTGCTCCTATAAATGACGAAATTGTGGATGAAAATACTTGGAAGGACAATTATGATGTAGAGAATACGGAGAAGTTAGCAGATATAAACAGAGGAGATATAAATGCGGTTCAATTAGGCAGTTGGATTACATTTAAATTATGCTCTTCTGTTAATTTATCTCTTAGGTCTCTAGACCCAAGTTATCCTACCGAGGAAGGCTTGACCGGATTAAAGAGAGGGTTCTATCCATTACAAGAAATGAGTACATCTGGAAATTATAAAATACCTGAGGCATCTATCATTAACAGTGGATTGAGTAGTACAACTAGCGATAAGAACTTCTTTACATTACCAGATGTTCCCTATATAAAGAACAGATTTGATACTAGAATAGCTTATTCTGACCTAGCAATTACAGATGCCTTCAAGAATGGATATAGAGTATTTCAGTTTACTCACTATAGAGACTATCCTAGAATATATGGAGGAATTATGAAACTAGTTGAGCTGTTTGGTAATATCCTCTGTATATTCGAACACGGTATAGCGTTAATTCCAGTTAATGAACGTGCCGTAGCAGGTGAAGGTTCAGGCGGAAATGTCTTCATTAACACCTCTAACGTACTCCCAGAGAATCCAAAGATGCTGTCGGATACCTATGGTACTCAGTGGCCGGAAAGTGTCGTACAGACCCCGTATTTCGTTTATGGAGTGGACACAGTTGGAAAGAAGATTTGGAGAACTAATGGAGACCAGTTTGAAATTATATCTGATTTTAAGATACAGGAGTTCTTAAATGAGAATATTACACTAAGTGAAAGAGAGCTTACCCCGGTAATAGGTGTTAGAAACGTTAAGGGTCATTATAATGCATTCAAACAAGATGTTATGTTCACTTTCTATGATAATTTATATGGATTTGAAGAGAAGGCTTGGAACATCTGTTATAATGAGGTTATGCAGAAGTTTGTAACATTTTACTCTTGGATTCCTTCCTATTCAGCTAACATTGACAACATTCATTTTAGCTTTAATAGAGATACCTCTAAATGGATAAGTAAATTAGCACTATCTAATATAAATTCAACCAGTGCTGATGGAATTGTGGCTGACTCTGTTATATTTACTGAAAATATGAAATCTACCAAATTGAGTCTTGTTAATAGACCAATTCCGAATGAATACAACACAGGTTTACCAGCAGTTTACTACAGGTACAGCCTAGAAAGAGACAACTTTAAGAATTGTGAACAGTTCAGTGTTTCTGAGGATGGAATATTAACTTATTTAGGTACTTATGACGAATTAACTTCTAAGCCTGTGTGGTTGCTTAATATTAAAGTAAGTATAGTAATAGATAGATACTCTGGAACAGATAATAATATAAAACAGTATATTAATGGATGGAATAGTTACTCTACTACCAATTATGGTTATTATCAGTCTGTAGTCGCTATTACTTCTGATAGAGTAGTGAACAATCCTGGACTTACCGAAGATGATAAAAAGCTGCCTAACTTAACAACAGACTTCTGGAAACATGGTCAGTCTGGAATCATTGATATTAAGGACAAGATTAAACCATGTTATTGGTATGGTAAGCAACATCCATTTGAGTATGAATTTGTAGTAGTTGACAACCCAGCTACACATAAAATATTCGAGAACTTGCAAATTGTAAGTAACAAGGCTGTTCCGGACTCATTCCATTATGAAGTAGTAGGTGAGAGCTATGAGTTCCATGAGGACAAGAAGAACATGTATATAAGACAAGAAGCTACTAAAGACTTCTATCAATATAATGGTTCTGATATACTGTACAACAGGAATTTCTTAGACCTAAGAGGTAAGCAAAGAGACATTCTTAGAAACTGGAAACCCACTGGACAGAAAGTGAAATCTACAATGTTCCCATTATACTATGCTAGAGTAGATACATTTAATGAGATTGAGGATTACTACAAAGGTAAGACTGCTCCTAATAAGGATTATGTTAATCTGTCAGGTTCTGAAATAGTTTATAATGAGAAGCTAGATGAGTTTAGAGTCTGGACTCATGCTAAGGCTGCTGATATTAAAGACCCAAGAATTGGAAGATTAAGAGGAAATATGAATTATCAAGGAGATGTTTGGAATATTCAAATTAATCCTATTATCTTTGTACAGCGAAACGAGCCAGCATGGAATACAGCAAAACTTACTAAGGAAACTATAGATAAGGTTCCTATCTCTGTAGGTAATTCTCCTATACCAAACGACTTAAAAGGATTTGATATAACTTCAGAAACTCCTGTGGAAGACTATATGCCTCAAGATTTAATAGACTTAGGATATGGACCTGAAGATATAGACACATCTGATTGGTGGAGTGGTAGGAAGGAAGCAAGACTTAGAGACAAATACATCAAGATTAGAGTAAGATATACTGGCGAAGAGTTAGCAATAATAACAGCATTAAAGACATTATATACAATAAGTTATGCGTAAAATTATGAAATTCCAATGGGGAAATTCGCTATTAAGACAAGGTATGGGGAGTATAACTCCCCTACAGTCTAGTAGCGACCTCTATACAGCAATGACTGGATTACAATCCGCTAACTTCGATAAATTCTCTCCCGCCAATAATCCTTTATTACAAGCTGGTGCGGCTAGTGGTGACATGGCTTCTAAGGCATTACTAATGAATGCTAATACTAATAAAGCTGTCAATGGATTATCTAAATCAGCTGCTAATATGGCAACTGGAACTGCTGGAAGTACTGTTAAACCTGGTGGAGGGCTGTTTAGTAAAGCAAATATCGGTAACACCATGTCTAAGGCAGGAGGCTATGCTGATATGATTGGCAGTTTTATTCCGAAGAAGGAGCAATCAGCACTTACTACTGGCTTAAATCAGGGATATGATGCAGCAGCTAATATGATTTCTAGTGTACCTGGAGTAGGAACTATCGTTGGAGGGGCAATGAAGATTGGTGGTATGTTGTCAGATGGACTTACAGCTTTAGGAGTAGGAACCGACCAAATGACTACTACTGATAAGATTCTTGATAGTAAATTTATGAAGTTAACTCCAATGGGGTTAGTAAATGCTTTCGGAGCTAAGAAGGCTGATACTATTTATAAAGATAACGAAACCTGGGAACAGCAAGGTTCAGCTTATGGAGGTTCAATGGCTAAGGTAGATGATGCTCTCACCAAAAGTGGTAAGAAGTACGGAGCCTTCAGTGGTAAGGCTAGACGTAAAGCTAATGCACAAATAGCAGAAGCTAAACGGCAGCAGAATTTGGTATCTGATATTAATCAAGAAGCACAAGATGCATTTGCAGCTTCTAATTATAGTGGAATTGGTCTTAGAAACGAACTAGCACTTAGTGGAGGTTATAGAAATATGGCAGTTGGTAGAAACGGAATGAAGATACTAGATGCTGAATCACAATGGGCTAGAGAAGTTCTTAATAAAGCTAGAGAAGTTAATAAGCTTCAAAAGGGAGGTAAGGTAGACGGAATTACAGGAGCGGCTCCTAAGATAACATTTGAGTCTTGGTATGAAACTGTTCCTTCTGATAGAAACGATACTACTTCATATAATCTTAGAAGGGCCTTTGAGTTAGCTCCTAAGGAGGAATTAGAGGCCTGGAGAACATCTAGTGTAGAAGATTTAAGGAATGGGAAGAATCACCTAAACTCTGTCTATCTAAATCCTAAAACAGGTATCTATGAATTTATGAAGGCTAAGAATCATCCAACTCTTAAATATGAATTAGAGTGGTATAATTCTAAAGACCCAGAAGCAATAAAGTTCAGAAACGCTTATGATTTAGATATGTCTGGAGATTATTATAAATATGTTCCAAAGAAGTTCGCAGAGGGAGGTAAAGTTAATGTAATCCCAGACGGAGCATTACACGCACACAAGCATCATTTGGAGGATATTAGTCCAGAGTATGAACAAGTAACTAGTAAAGGAATACCTGTAGTAACGGAAGAGGAAGGTGGTAAATTGAAGCAACATGCTGAAATTGAGCGTAATGAAATCATCTTCAGGTTAGAAGTTACTAAGAAACTAGAAGAACTTATGAAGGACGGAAGCGATGACGCGGCTATAGAAGCTGGCAAATTACTTGCACATGAAATTATTAATAACACTGTTGACAATACAGGTCTAATGGAGGTAGTAGAATGAGAATAGAAATTGGCGATAAGAAGTATAATGTAGAGGTAGCTCAAACAGATGAGGAGAAAACCAAAGGATTGCAAGGCAAGAAAGAGCTTGCTGAAGATGAAGGTATGCTGTTCATATATGATGAACCTCAAACAGTTGGTTTCTGGATGCAAGATACTGACATTCCACTTGATATAATATTTATTGACGAAGATTTTGAAGTAATATCAGTTTATAAGGGACAACCGCACGATGAAACTATTGCTGAAGAAGACGATGTGCAGTTTGTATTAGAAGTAAATCAAGGTTCTGGAATTAAGGAAGGAGATGAGCTTGACATAGATGACGATGATGAAGTACCAACTATGAAGGTTATAGCTCCCGATGGTTCCACTCAAATGGAATTAAATGGAGGAGAGAGAATCTTTAGTAGAAAGAATACTAAAACTCTTATTCGTATGGCTAAGAGAGCAGATAAATCTAAGGCAGATAGAGATTATAAGGCACTCGGGAAGAAGATGTTTACCTATTTAAAACAGCAAGATGAACGTGAGCCTGAATATGTAGAAACAAAAGATTAATTTGGTAATATCGTTAAGTATAACTAACTTTGTGGGAAAGTTAATGTTTAACGTTAAATAGTAATTAACATGAAAATTCAATCTAAAATTTCACGATTTCAACAGGGTGGTGCAGCTCCTGTACCACAAGACCCCGCAGCAGGAGGCGCACCTGCTGAAGGAGCACCAATGGAAGGCGGAGCACCGGAAGGAGCACAAGCAGGTAATCCTATGGAACAGATTCTTCAAGTGGCAGCACAGGCAGTGCAAACAGGTAACTGCGAAGCAGCTCTAGCTGTATGTCAGACTCTTATGTCGGCAGCACAGGGAGGTATGGGACCTGGAGAAGCTCCTCAAGAGGAACCAACCTTTGCAAGAAATGGTTCTAAACTTAGAAGAGTTAGATAATCATTTAACAAGTTAGAAAGGGGCATATATCAAACAGTATATGTCCCTTTCTTAGTTTATAATACGATATGTCACAAGCAATAAGAAAGTATCAAACTGGTGGCAAGTCCTCACAAGAACCAGAGCTGTTTGAGTGGAAAGATGTTAACAAATATAACAAATCAGATTTAGTATCTGGCTTATATAGAAACATTGACACCTATATACAGAATAACGGACTAAAAGGGGACAAAGCTGACCAATTCAGAAAGGCTGCTGGTCAATTCATAGAGGGTCTTAAGTCCGGGACTGTGACTATGAATGGAGACGGAACCTTTACAGATGCTTCTGGGCAAATGAGTAGTACTGGTAAATATGACAAGAAATTTCTAGGATTAGGTACTAAGAATACAGAGAATAATGCATTCAACAGAGTTGGTGATTATGCATTAAGCTATATTAAAGGTATGAGTCCTTATAAGGCACAGGTTGAAGAGAAACCTCAAACTAAGGCAGCTCCAATTTCATTTAAACAAAGACTAGCTAATATAGCTATGGGAGGAAACTGGGATGATAGTCTATGGAGGAAGTTTAATTCACAAGACCGCTTAGGATTCCTAAGACAAGCAATACAATCTAGTCATAATGATTTCATTAATAATCCAGAAGCAGAATATAACAAAGATGTATTCGGAACTAGAGAGAATTGGATAGAGAGAAGCTCTAATCTATTAAAAGCTCTAGAAGACAATAAATATGACCCTGAAGACCTAAAATTCTCTGCCGCTATGGGCTATGGAGATTTAGGTACTTATTTAAATGACGAAGTCTCTAAAGGAGGTAGTGATGTAAACTTGATAGATGCTTACAGGAAGTCCTTAATAGCAGATGCCAAAAGTAAAGGAATATTAGGAGACGAAGCAATTAACGCCTATGTAGAGAAAGGTCTAAGAGACCAAGCTAATAAGGAGAAAGAAATAATAGATACTAACAAGGCTGAACTGAAGACTGAAGCTACTAAGAAATACTTTGAGGATTATAGAAAGAATAATCCGTTTAAATCTTCCATGTCAGGACATTTCGGCAATGTTAATCCTAATTACAATATTGACAACTTACTGGATTACTTGAAAGGTCAACCAGACATGGCAAATTACTTTACCAATGTATTAGGAAGAACTTCATTTAGACCAGACAACGGACAGCATATAGTTAATAATATGGATGCTGCCTTAAGTGTCATGAGGTCACAGTTCCCAGACATAGGCGATGGCTTTGTAGCAGTGCCCACTACATACGATTTCAATAATTATACTAGTATAGCATATAATCCTGAAACTAAACAGTACAAGGAAGTATCTATGCTAGATATACCTGCGTTGCAACAGATAGCCTATGCTCATTATGAGAATCCTACTGATAGTTCAAAACCTAGAGTTGCTCCTAGAGTACCAAAGCGGGGAGGTTCATACTTCCAACAGGGAGGAAGCATAGGGTTTAATAGGGAAGCTGCTAATGCTGAAATACTTAAAGCTATTAGGGAGAGAGATGCTAAACGTCAAGCTGACAAGGAAGCTAAAGTAGAACAATCTGTAGCATCTGGTAAATCTCCACAACAAGCCGTTAATGATAGCAGAAAGCCAGCAGATACTGGATTCACTGCTTCTGATTATGCAAGGCTTGGGGCTATAGGTGCTGATTTAATATCTATGATACCTGGAGCTGGGGTAGTAGGTTATGCTGGAACACTGGCCAATTTTGGAGCTGATTGGGGCCAAGATGGTCTTGACTGGGGAGATGCAGGACGTCTAGCTATGAATTTAGGTTTAGATACAGTTGGATTAATTCCCGGACTGGGTGCGGCAGCTAAAGGTAGTAAGGTAGTCAAGAATCTTATAAAATGGACTCCAAGACTATTATCGGCAGCAGCTGCAATAAACTATACAGGCCCTGGTATAGAATCAGCTAGAAAGTTGGCTACTAACCCAAAAGACCTTTCCGTAGATGATTATAGAAACTTGGCTGAACTAATAAAAGTTGTAGTTGGGGGTGGTAAAGGGGTTAAACGCCAAATACAATCTAAACAGCTTAGAAATGCTGCTGCTACTGGAAATCATGTAATAACTAGCGCTACTGGTAAAGAATACACTGTCACTGGAGCGCAGTTGGACGAGATAGCTAGTCATGGTAAACTCAAAGACCAACAGGCAGCTTTCCAGAAGATTACTAAGAGTGATGATAGATTAGGTCGTCAAGTTAATTTCTCATGGCACAATCCGTTTATAACTAGTTTGCCCAATTCTGTAGTAAGACCAGAATACAACTTCAACAAAACTAAAATAGTCAGCACTACTAAAGGTGATATCGAAGTGCCTCTAGTCTATTCAGATTCAGAGAAGGGAATAGTTAAAAGAATGCAAACTGGAGTTATATCTATTCCTGGTCTTGATAAGCCAGCTCAATGGTACAACTCTTTCAAATACAGAAATCTTAATAAAGGTCAAGCTAAGCCTTCAGAGCTGTTAGCATTACCTGCCCCTAATCAAGTAACTCCGTCTAACAGGGTATTTTACATGGGAGATGGTAAGTCAAGACAAGTTGTAGACATTACTGACCCAAACAAGCTGGCACAAACTAGAGCCACAGGAGATAGAAACAGACGTAATGAAGCTATTAGGAATGAAAGGCTTAATAAGCAGGCTGAAGCTAGAGAAGCTCAAAAAGCTAGAAATGAAGCTTTGACTGCATGGGCTACTAATCAACCTTCACCTAAACAACCATTAGCTGGAGCAGCCAGAGCTAATAAGGAAAGGACTTACAGAGAAGTATTCCAACCAGTAGCTGAACGTGAGTACAATAAAGTATGGGATGAAGCAGTTAAGAATAAAAAGGATTTTGGATATGAGGATGTAACTCCTAGAAGGAATGTGTATACTCCACCAACTCCAACTGAAATTACTGTTACTCCTACTAATAAGATTACCGATAAGAATGCCAGATACTTATGGGAATTAGTTAATCCGCCCAAACGTAGTACTGCTCATGTTAAAAGAGAACTTCCTAAGAAGCAATCTAAACCTAAGACTAAGAAGAAGTCTAAGGATGACAGAGTTACTAAGAAAGCTAACGGAGGAGTGTTAATTCCTAAATATCAAGGAGGTAAAGCTATACGTAATGTACAATCTGCTAATGATTTGAATTGGAACACAGACGTCTTAGGAAGTGCTGGTTACAACGACACATTAGGCATGATTAACCCAGCAAATGCTAGTACATACAATAATATGCAAAGAGATTACAGTAATCTTGGATTTACTGCTACTAAGCCTGGGGCTTCTAGATTATCTTATAATCAGAACGTAGCTAACTATCAGACTAACTTTAATACTAATACTAAAGTGAATACTGGAACTATGGCTAGTCTGGTTAAATCTGGTAGAATAACAGGTAGAGGTGGAAGTTCTGACAAGGGTACTCAATGGACTGCTGACGGATATGCAGGAGACCAAACTTGGTTAAGACATCTAGGAACTAACAATATCAGTGCTGATAATCTAGCTAAAGTTAGAGCTGGAGTTAATGATAATATTGATGTTGTTAAGAATTTAGACACCGGGATGTTGAATTTTATGCCTAAAGCTAAGGCAGCAGGCATTACTAGTGGAAATCCACAACCAGCTATGCCAACTAAACTAGAATCTCCAGTTCCAGCTATGGGTAGTAATCCTACTAAGAAGCAAATTAGAGATGCTAAAAGGTCACAGAAAGCTGCCGGAGACGGTACTGTACGCGGAGCAGCTGGAGGTGAAAAGAAAGGTTTAGGAGGTTTTAGTGTATTGCCAGAGGATGTGATAGCATTAGGCAGAATGGTTGGAGGATTGGCAACTAATAACAAGGCAGCTGAACAGTACAAAGCTGGACTAAAACCATTGCTAATAGATACATATGAGAACACTGTACCCATTACTGGTAACTACTTTGCTAAAGCATCTGCTGATAGGCAAGCTTCTAATTTGACATCTCTTGCCGCTAGACCTAGAACTTCTGATGCATCGCTTCAGCTTGCTGGAGAATTAGAAGCACAGAACAAAGCTGGTGATATAAGATTCCAAGGAGATATGGCTGATGCTGATATGTTCTATAAGACAAGAATGATGGCTCAACAAGAGTCGGATGCTGCTAAAGCTAGAAGAACTGATGTTGCCAATAGAAATAGAGCTTCAATGCTACAAATTGATGCTGCTAAGGCGCAAATTGATTCTGCTAAGACTACAGCTAATTATCAGCAAGTTATTAATCCTTACCTATCTGGCATTGAAAATCAATTCAGACAGAATAGAGCAGCTCGTAAACAATACGATGCTGAATCTTATAGGCAGGGGTTACTATCTACAATGCAGCCACAATATGATGCAGCAGTTCAAGCTGGGGATACAGCTAAACAGCAACAATTATTAAGACAGTACAATACAGATATGCTTAATTATTCTAGAAATAATGTTGGAATGCCTTGGATGTTCCAAAGAACTACTCCTTCTCCTAATACCCCATATACTTATGCTAAGGGTGGAAGGTTGACAGCCCAGGAAAGGATTATAATTCAAAGAGCTAAGGATTTCAACAGAAGAATGCTAGCAGATAATAAGCAATTCCATAAAGACATAATGGCAGCGAAGAAGCAACATGCTGATATGATTAAACATATGTCTTCATTAACTTCTGAACTAATTAAGAAAGGAATGTCATGGAAATAATAAATAAAATACAGAAGCTACAGGGCGGGGGTATTCCCGCCTTTGTTAGCTATACTAACGTTCCTCAACCGCAACCTACGGCTCCCTATGTTGAAGGAGCAATGAGCAGCAATGCAGAAGCAGATAAGAATACAATAGGAGGTATAGATAAATCATTGATTACTGCTCTGTATAAAGAGGGTCTTATTAGCGACACTGATGCAGTGGCTGAAGAAATAGGTAATCTATTCAGTAGTCAGAACAACCCATTCAATCCAAATCAAACTGCCACAGCTTATAGAAGAACTCTTCAACTAATGGCAAGACTTAGAGAGGGCAAAACTCAACTAAAAGATGCTATAGCAGAGTCACAGAAGAATGGCTCCTTTGGTGAAATGGCGATTACTACTGACGGCAGATATTATGTAATGGGAGAGGACGGAATTACTACTAAAGCAACTCTAGAGCAAGGTGATAGAGTTCTTACTAATGCCGACCTGGCCGACCTACGAGCTAATAAATTGCCGTATGCTAATAATATATCAACTGTAATTGCTAATGGAGTCAGCATGGATAGTATTAATAAGACAGTATGGGACCTCATTGGTAAAATAGGTAAGGATAGCACTTCTAAAGAGTTCTTTAAAACTAAGAAAGGTAAAGATATAAAGGAGGGAATAGACGAATTACTAGCTGCTGGACAGGACGGAGTGTATAAAATTACAGAAAGTAATACTGACCAATCAAAGAAGGCTAGAGTAGCTCTTACTTACTTGCTGTCTACCATGCCTAATAATGCAAAGGCTTTACTAAGAGGTAAGGCTGCATTGTCTGGATTGGACCCTACTAAAGGTGCGTATGAATTACTGGCTGGTATGATTTCATCTGGAATTGATTCTGACTATTCTATTAAAGTAGATTATGATAAGAATGCCACAGAGGGAGCATCTGAATCTGGCTCTAAATCTAATAAGACTATGCAGATTAAACCTATTATGTCTTATTACATGGGGGAGAATGGAGATGCTGGTAAATACATACTTAATCCCGGACAAGGTTACCGAATGGAAGCGGATGCTGTATTTTATGGTACACCACAAGGACAAGACGGTAACTTAGTTGCTAAAGGCTCATTAGAGTCATTACTAATGTCTGGAATTGGAGGTATTGTTGACAGTAATAGCATTCATTTAGGCAATCAGAAAGTCGATTCTTCTAAATTTGGGCAGGTGCTATATGACGGAACTCAACTTGCAAGGGCAGTTCTACCATACACATATGACCAAAACGGCAGTATAGCTCCAGACTTTGAACTTATGCCTAGATTCATCGAAGCTCAAAAAGAAATAGAATCCAGAGGAGCTAATATAAGTGCTGATGAAGTGCAGAGCATACTTATGAAGCATGACTTAGAAGGATATATGGTGCAAGATGCTAACGGAAGACTAGTTTGGGACAAATCTAAATTCCGTCCTTTCTTAATGACTAACGTATATGCTAGCGGGGAAGACCCATGGTTTGGCAGCAAGAAAGGTGCAATTGATGTAGATAGGGCAGGGGAAGGTTATATGACTAATATCAGAAGTATGCCTAATGTTGACCCTGATGATATAGAGAACTTATTTAAAGGAACACTTGGAATGAAACCTTATGATGACATATATAAAACAGTTGCTTATATGCCACTAAGAGAGAGTGCTGGATTAGCTCTTAACGTCGCTGGCGAGAATCCTACTGTACCTGCTGACTGGGGAGATATGACAATCCTAAAGGGAAGGGCAGCTAGAGCAGCTAAATTAGACTCATTTATGACTCCAAGTACATCTAAAATATTAAATAATTGATATGAATGATATAAAGAAACCTAATGATTGGTTTGTAGCTCAATTAGAGAATCCTTCATTTACTATGGACAATTTTAGAGATGTGGGATTAACAGCTGATAATACTGGATTACTAGATAAGAATACTTACAGGAATAGTAAGTTTGTCCAAGAAATGTTTAAGGATGAGAATGGTAAGTTTAATGAAGTAGCATTTAACCAAAAGTATGATAGTGCTGCATTTACTTATCAAAAGTTTGCCAATGACCAATTCGAGGATACAATCATGGAGGACGTTGATTGGGACCCATACTCTCAATTAAAACCTAATGACGCAGAGGATAGACCTATTAATTTTAATGTTAGAAGGGTACTTAATCCTGATAGATTGAAGACTGGTGTGTCACAAATAGGACGCACAGATAATAGAGAATGGACAGCATCAGAACTAGCACAAACACAGAAGGTATTTAACTACGAAACTGGTAAGTACGAAGACTATACTCCTAATGATAATGTTCTATTTGGCAGCCCATTAGGTTTCTTGAAATCACTTTCAGAACCTTTAGTACTTGCCCAATGGGATTCAGACGGAGAGCATAAAGACCCATACTCTGGCAGAATAGTTAAGCATAGTAAAGGTGACCTTAAATACAATGACGAAGGAACCTACTACTATGAGACACTAGCCGGAAGAGAAGCTTATGGTCGTAAGTTTAAATCTATGTTTGACAGTTTTACAGTAGACGGTTCTGCTGCTAATAAATATGACTTCTTTGATTCTGACGGACTTGATAAGTCTGTTACTGGTACTGTTATGAAGACAGTGACTTCACTAGCACCTTTATTTGTACCTTATGTGAATTTGGTATATGGAGGAGCTATGATTGGTGCCCAGTTAATGGATATATTGCCTACTATTTATAAATCTACTCTAGGATTAAATGAGGATACTCCCACAGCTAATCTAATACAAGGTATAGGTAGAACATTTAAAGGCTCTAAATCAGAATACTCTCAAGGTAAATTGATGTCAGCAGAGAATTTCTTTGATTTAGTAACCGATGTGGCATTACAGTGGGGACAGCAAAGAACTATCTTCAAAGGCATGAATGCATTACTAGGTACAGACAAGAAGTACAAAGCTGCAATGCAAGCTGCTGATTTGGAATCAACTAGATTACTGGCTTCTAATCCTGATAAATACAAAGGAGCTATAGGCAGCTTGTATGAGATGAATAGGCTTAAAGGTACAAAAGCGTTTGAGACTATTCTTAAAAGAAATAACAGAATGGCAGCTAATACAGCTCTAGGTTATATGGCTATGATGCAAGGTCTTGAGACTTTTGAAGATGCTATAGAGCAAGGAGCTGATAGAGCAGAAGCAGCAGCTATAGCATGGGGAGCAGTAGCTGGCATGTATGCAGTTGATAGAACTGGACTTGGTGAATTATTCTTCCCAGAGCTTAAAGGAGACGCTCTCACTTACAGAAAGGCTATCTCACAAGTAACTGGAGAAATTAATAAGGGGCTGGGCCAACTTGCTACTAGTAACATGCCTAAGCCTAACAAGCTGGCTAAGATGTTTAATACTGCTAAACAATATTCTTCTAATTACTGGTCCGACATCAGAAATCATACTACAGGATTCGTAGGTAAGGCTATGGGTGAAGGTCTGGAAGAGATGTCTGAAGAATTAGTAGTCGACCTATCGAAAGCTACATTTAACTGGGCTCAAGAAATGGGTTACACTAAGAGTAAACAGAAACTTGATGCTTGGGAGAATGCAGCCGAAAGATATGGTATGAACTTCTTCGGAGGAGCTCTTGGTGGTGCTATCTTCTATGGTGTAGATATTGCACAGAATAGGAAGGCCACTAATGAACAAACTAACCAAGAACTTATCTACCTTATTAGAAATGGCAGAACTAGCGAGTTAATGGAAGAATTAAATGACATGCGGAGAAAGGGCAAGCTTGGTAATAAGAATCTATCTGCTACTAAGACAGAAGACACAGACCAAGGCACAATATGGACCTCTCCTACTACTCCTAGTGACAATCAAAACGAAGCAGTCTATACCATGACTAAGAATTACCTACAGCATCTTGACGCTGTTATTAATCAAGAGGGATTAAACTTCTCTGATGAACAGCTCCTTGACAAAATGGTAATGGGGGACATTAGGATGAAAGCTCTAGCTAGCTTTGAAGTATCAGATGGGCAGAAGTTCGGTAGAGCTATAGAGAATGGATATAATGGCAAAATGCTTCAGGATTTTAATAGTTTAGTTTCTGACATTGTAGAAGTTCGTAGAAAGATAGCTGCATTAGAGTCTAATACACAAGACACTGGAACAGAAAGTAAGAAGAGTACTACTTATGCTGACGACTTACAAAGGCTAAGACAAGAGAAGGCTGACCTTGATTTGAAGAAACAGAAATTCCTAGACGGAACATTCTCTGAATACTATACTGGACAAATGCTGTTTGCTATTGATAATAGTGTAAATGCATTCTTCTATGCACCAACGTTTAGGGATTTTGTTGAGTTCAAATCAGGACAAAGATTCCAAGATATGGCTCCTGAACAAGTTAAAGGTTACGAGTCTGATTATGCATCTTATAAACAGCAAGACAAGATGCAAGCTCTTGATACAGCCTATGGTATATTTAAGAAGCTTAATAAAGATTTCTCTACTAAACTCGAAGAAGGCACAGTAACTTACGATGATTATTATAAGTTCAAAGCATGGGCATATAATAATCTAATCGATTTAAGAGCCACTGTTGACAAGTTAGATGTGCCAGAAGGTGCTGATGCTGAACAGGTACTTATTTCTAAATTAGGAAGAGACAAGAATATTAGACCAGTACTAAACAAGAAGTTCGTAAGAGAAAGATTCTCTCCTATTGAAGGTGAATCTGAAGTTGATGCAGACTTAAGGAGACAAGCTATTGAAGTTCAGAATCTAGAAGTAATCGGAAGAGTGCAAGCTGTAATACAACAAGCTATGCAGTTTGGATTTATGGATGCTGATACCAAGGAGATTCTATTAAGTGTACTTGGAGACAAAATCTCTAATGAAGCAGCCTTTGATGTAGTGTTAAAAGCTATTGCAAATGATGTACCAGTTTTAGATATAGACGGGAACAGAATACCACATCCTATATATGATGCCTTATTAGAAACATTAAAAGACATAGACGGTAATAATTTGGATACTGTTATAGACAATATTCATAATATTCTTCATTCTGATGTACATAGAAAGAGACTTGTTTATGACACTTTAGACTTCATGGACAACAATGGGGACGTGTACCCTTCGGAAGACGCTCCTGTAGTAATGGAGAAAGTCGAAGAGAGAATAAATAATTTCGAGAAGACATTTGTACAAGCAGCTAAGGATATGGAAAGTCTTGTAATGTCTAATCCTACTAATGCTACTATAGCTCAATTAAGGAAGGATGTTTTACAAATCAAAACTAGTCCAGTATATGATTTCCTTGACCAACTTACTAATACTGTATATGGAAGCAAACTCACTATCTTTGACTTACTAAGAGATGAGAATAGAAGACTAGAGAACGCCCCTTCTGTATCTGACTACGTATTGGACGGTAATAAGGAGAAGGAAATAGACCAAGCATTCAAAATCATAGACATGCTTAGTGCTGTTATTGATGCCAGTTCTACTACTGATTTAGACATCAATAATCCATTTGGACACAATGCTACTATGAATTACTTCTTAGAAACCTACTTCCCAAAGGAAGAGAAATATGGGATTATTAGAGGTGATATAGCTGCAATCATGAAAGAGGAGTTGGCATTAATAACTAGGCAACTTACATTCTTGAAAGAGTTGTCCAGAATGAATGCTGTTAATCAGTTTAGCAAACATGGCAGAACGGGTCAACAAATATCTAAATTGACAGCTAATATATTAAAGGGTAAGGATAGATACCAGTTCCTAAAAGAACTTAAGTATAAAGGCATGCAGCTATTTAAAGATATAGATACTATGCCAACCCCTACTCTTGATGATATTGACAATGTTAGCTATGACAATCCGCTTATCTCTAAGGAACTTAGTTCATTACAGAACAAGCTATATGACAACTTCCAGGAGATAGTGCAAACTACTGGAGATTCTCCACAAGTTATATTGAAGGACCTATTCTCTGATGTAAGAAATCAATTCAACATTAATAACTTAGTAGAGCAAAGAAACACCAAATTTAGCCCGGAAACTAAATCTTTAGAGGATTATGATGTTTATATGCTACTACATGCAATGATAGCTCTTAAAAAGTCAGACTTTGATTATTACTTAAGAGAATCCCTTGTTGAGACAGATGCTAATTATGCTCCTTTATATTCACAAGAATATGCTGCATATCTGGCTACAGCTATGGCAGTTAATCCGGATATAATGAATGCTGCTGTTAATAATATAGATACTCCTAAAGGAACTTACGGTAGCGAGTTAATACGATACTGGAATACTGTAATGGTAGACGGTATTGGTGGTGCTGGTAAGACAGCTGTTATTGCTAAGTTAATTCAGAACATTGTTAAGAAGTACTATCCTGATGCAGAGATATGGAAAGTAGGTCCAACTAAACAACAAGTAGATAATCTAGTGTCTTCTTTAGGAAGTGAAGGTAAAGCGTTTACTATAGAGGATTTAATGAGTCATGTATTGGGAGAATCTAATTATGCAGAGCTGTCTAATGATATATTACATAATAATAAGGAGTCTAAGCAGTTCACAATAGAAGAACTTGGCCCCATTACATCGCCTGGTGGAACAGTAATGGAATCTTATAGAGCTGCCATTATCAATGAAGATATAGAGTATAACGATGTTCAAACTCCGAGGCTTGTATTTATTGATGAGGCTACCTGGGTAAATAGCCTTTATATGCAACATTTGTCTAATTGGGCACATAAGAACAATGTAACTATTGTTCCACTAGGAGACTTAAATCAGAATGGATATGAGAATCCTACCATCAGTGTCTATAATGTTAAGTCATCTGAATCTTTAATGGTCAGAACTCCTAAGCTGGATATTAGCTTACGTATTACTAATACTCAACAGAATGATAATAATACTACGGTAAATGCGGCTTTGAGTGTGTTGACATTTACTCCAGAACAAATGGCTGATTCAGAGAGTCAAGCTAATGCTGTTAATAATGTCAAAGATACAATAAGTAACATGATGGAGCTACATTATTATCAGGACGAAGACAATATCCTTAATGGAAGTAAATTTGTCACTGCTATTACCGAGGACGATGTTAGACAAATACTAGAAAGGGACGGAGAAGTCGGATATGTGTATGATGATGAGAATACTCCTACTTACAAAATGCTAACTAATATGGCAGATAGTAGGATTATTATGCGTACTCCTAAATCAGTTCAAGGTTCTGAGTTTAAACATGCTATAATTGATGTAAACTTCAGTAAGTATAATACAAATACAGTCTCTGGACTTATTGATTATATGAAGTCATTTTATACTATGATGTCTCGTTCTAAGGACGGAGCTTATTTTATTAATAGCAACATGGGAACTATTATCAAAGAAGCTAATTTACGTCAAGATGAATATACATCTACTACTTCTGACCCTTCTGCTGTGATAGATAGATTCAAGGTAATTAGAATGGCTGCATTTAATGCCGAATTAGAGGGATATACTCCTTCTAGGAAAGCACAGGAGCCACCTATACCTGAACCTGCTCCAGTTAATCCAGAAGAAGCTCCGGAGCCAGTAAAATCTACTGATATACCAGAGCCTACTCCTACAACTAAAGAGAAATCTAAGGAAGTGCAAGCTCCTACATTTATACCACCTAGTAGAACTATGACTGGCACTAATGAGCTTGAAAATGAGTTCTTAGCAGATATAGAGGGTAAAGGAGAAGAATCTGTTATAGATGAATCATTACTAAGTGAACCTCTTTCTGGAATTAGAGCATACGGCTGGTATATGAGATATGGTATGGCAGAAACTTCCGATGGTAAATTTACTAGAGTGGTAAGGAATGATGTAGTTGATGATTTGAACGTCTTCACTAGAAGTAATGTAGAGTATGATACTAATACATTACAACCTGCCAAGGATATGTTAGTAGACGTTAGAAACTACTTGACATTTGGCGAGAAGTTTGATGCTGACTTCATTCAGAAACTAAGCGACAATGGTTATAAATACTTAGCTGGACTGGGTACAGAAGTTTGGAATAATGGTACGTTCAATCTAGAAATCAGGAAAGATGATACTAACGAAGAAGGCACTGATAAAGCTAGAGACAAACAGGGTTATGACTCTACTAAAGTAGAACCTGTTGCGTTCAATATAGTATATAGAATACCTATGGAGAAAGGTAATGATTTACAATTCACTATAGGTAAATTAACCAATCCTGACACTTGGCAGAAATGGAACAATAGTAACGGCAAAGATGCTGATATTGCTGCTAGAATTAATAAGTACAAGAAGTGGTATAAGAATATGCAGAAGGAAATCTTAGATAATCCTAGTACTGTTAAATATCTTGGAATTGATGAAAGTGATATATCATTCTCTGCTGCGACTAGACTTAAGAAAGTTCCAGACCAAACTTGGAACTTGGATAAGGTTAGAGAAGCATTTCCTAATGCCATTATTAGTCCGATGTATCTTTATGCAGGACATGGTGGAGTAGCTATGGTAGATAAGTCTGTAAGAGGTAAAGGTGTAGTATTTGCCACTTCTAACAAACATCTTAAAATTGACGGAGAGAAAGTAACCGAATCTAATCTTGCAGAGATGTATCTAAGAATGCAGAAGAAGCGTAAAGCCGCGCTAGATGAAGCTAAATCTAGAGGTCTTAGTGATAAGGATGCTCAAGCTGAAGTAGCTAAGACGGTACCACCACTTATAAGAATGATAGTAGCTAATTCCAATGGAACCTTTATTGATAATTACTTTAGACTGTCTTTTAATGATTTAGTTCATACTGCTGATGACGGTAAAACTAAATTAGACAAGAATCAAGTAAAGGAATATTTAGGAACATTTGGAAGTAATACTACTGCTGCTAGAATGCTAGTAAGTATGTGGAATTACAGGTCTGGATTAAAGAACTTCATTAAGGCTTATGACACTTACAGACAGGCTAATAACCTTGATGATGTTAGAGGTACTTCTGAAGTTAATGAGTTTAATAGACTAATCGACCAATCTACTGTGGATGGACAGAAGAGAGTTCCTTGGGATTCTTCCATTTATAATGGATTTATGTTTAGACTTACATACGCAGATGCTATCAAGACTAATGCTCCTGGTATGGTAGTAAGACCTATAAATTTAAGTAGAAATGAATGGCAAACATTTGACTCTAACGGTAAAGTTCCTAGAACTCTTACATACGGTGTTTACATAGACCCTAAAGTAGCTCAAGCTCAACTATCTATATTGGATAATCTATTTAGTATATTAGAAGAGTATATTTCATTACCAGGTAATCCGAACTTCACCATAGCTACTAATGGCAGAGATATGGACAGTATCTTAGCGCAGTTAATAGCTGATGACGGAGCCATAGAATTAACTGATGGTAAGAATACTTATAAACATGCAGCATCTAATATAGGTGGAATGGGCGGCTCATTCAAAATGGTTGGATTATTATCATCAGTTTACAAACTATTCTCCGCTGGTAAGAAATCAGATGAAAGTTATATATTCCGAGCTAAGGCTAGAGACGGTAAAATGAAGGAAACTAGGTTAGAGGAGTTATCATTTAATATAGTTAGGGCAGTTAGAGATGCAGGTAGAGATAACTACTTCTCTGTACTAAATAACATGTTTAATGTGATATTCCATGGCACTCCAACTATTAAAGAAGGAGCTGCAACTACTACATATGCTCCATTTATAAATGGAATATATTATACTCCTAGAACTCCGACTTCACATGATAGTAGACCTTCTGATTTCTATCCAACTAGAAATAATGACAATCAATTCTATATTGATACTGCTATAGAAAGTCCTAACTTTGAAATAACCATTGACCCTACTGTATTATCAGAGAGACAATTTAATAAAGGAGTTCCACATAACAGACAGTCAGAGTTTGATAATAACATTACGTTAATTGCTAATGGAGTATCCAGTGCTTTCACTGGCTATACCTCAATAGACCAAATCCTTAATGATGCACGCAATGAATATCTAGAGAAAGGTGATATTGCATTAGATGAAATATTAAAAGGAGTAGCAACTAAGGTAAATACTAGTCTTACTAATGACATAAATAACAGACAGCTATTAATTAATAACGACCCTGTAATTCATCTAGATATGACTGTTGATGTTAACAACATGCCAGTCATTAATAAGGTACATACTCTATTACAGGAAATAAATGTTAAGAGTCCGTCTGTACTACCCAAAACTAAAGACGGAGAGATTGATACTACGGGTATTCAAAATGTTGATTATAGTAGTGGTAATTTACAAGATTTTACAGTATATTTGCAAGGTGGACAAACAATTAAAGGAAGCATTATTGGAAGTGAAGTTAATATAGTTGATACAGTGATGTATGAAGTTCCATTTGACCCTAATAGAGAACAGAAACTCAAGATATTCGAAGATACCATTGGAGACCATGAGAATCTTAGGGAGACCGAAATCATGACTGTTATCCAAGAATTGAGAGCTACTACCTCTCTTACTCCGGAAGCTGCTGATGCACTTCTTGATAAGATAAGATTAGTGGACAATCACTTCGAAGGTTACTTGACTGATGAGCAACTTGACGACCCTGACATATTAGATGTTATGGAATATATTAACAGTCTTGCTAATAATAAGCAAATAATTGATAGTCAGAACTGTAAATTAAATATATAAGAATAATGGCATGTACTAACTTTGACATAGGACTACATAGGATTGATGCCGAAAGTGTCCTTAGAGGAACAGTACTTAAGTTTAGAAAGGCTGAACCGTTGTCTACTACAGACTTTGTTCAGTATTTCTTTACTAACTTGAAAGGTACTAACCTATTCAACCTAGAAAGCGAGGCAGAGTATGTCTCGCTTTCTAAGGTTTTTGAAGATTATATTAAAACATCAAGAATACTTAAAGATACACAGAAAGAACAGCTGTTAGCTGAATATGCACAACCTCTAGGTCAGAATTTTGGACTTTCTCCTGAAGCAACTACAATTGAAGTAGCTGATAAAGACCTTATCATTCCGGATGCTCCAGAGAATATCAATAATGAGGTTTCCAACTCGGAGAAGAGAATACTTACTCCGTCTCTGAATGATACGTATGGCTCTGCTACAGTAGTAAAAGAGTACATGCTAAATCAATTCAGATATAATATAATTGAATCGTCTTTAGTTAATTTTACTGATGGTAAATTAATCAAGACTACTGATGATTTGAACATATATATTGCTAAATATAAGAATACTATGTTCAAGAACTTAGTCGATTATATTAAAATGACTAATGAAGAAGATGGAATTACTACAGATTTCAATATGGCTAACGCTATCTACATAGATGGAACTCCAGATGTGGAAGGTATGCAGAAAGTTCTTAGACTAGCTGATGAATTGTTTAAGGACATGCCTAGGTCTAAACTAGACAATGCATATGTCTCAAGAAAGCAGAAGTTCGGAGACCTGTATAAGAATCAAATGCTGATTGATGCGTTTAATGCTTGGGCTGTACTGTCAAATGGTAATTTTGATACTATTCTTAAGAATCTATTCGGAAAGAATATGGAGATTAAGAACAAAGGATATATTGGAATAGAGATTCCCGTATCAGTTAATAAATATCAATTTAGAGCTGGTTCTAACATGGTTAAAACCTGGAGAACTAATGAGAATGTGGATGCAATATCTGAAATAGGTAATGTGTCTAGGTTACTTATTGAGCAAACTCCTGTGCTTAACTTTACCACTGGAGAGCAAATAAGGGACAATTACCTTACACTTAAACAGTTCTTGCATTCAATGAATAAGCTTAAAGACGAAGCGAACTTTCTATATTTTGGAGACAGACTGCAAGAATTAGTTATTAACTTCCATTCAGCTCCTAATTATTACTTGAAGAGGATTCTTGAAGAAATTATTAACAATGGGGGAGGTTCTAGAATATTTCAAATAAATGATTTGAATGTATTTAAATCTATTTATGAGAAGTTCTATAATGATAGTAGAGCTAACTCTCTATATAACATTATTAATAATGATTACAAGCAATCCAAAGCTATAACCACTTATGATTTACTTGATTCAATATCTGGAGTTGTAGATAGAACTAATAATGCTAAGTACATTCAGTATGCCATGAATCAAGACACAAATGACCTAGATTCTATGGAAATTAAACAAACTAATGTCAATAGGCGTAAAATCCAGAGAGAGAATGATATTGATATTAGTAATGAATTACGTGGCAATAGACAAGAATTACTTGATAAGTGGGGAGTAGAAGTACACAATGCTACTTTGGGAGATATCTCATTTAAATTACCTTATAATGGCGACACTATTACTCTTATATATAATAGGGCTGCTATTGGTAGTAAAGGTCAAAAGAAGCTTGAGTTAAGTCCTTCTGATAAGGTCAAATATGGTTCATTAGATACTATATTAAGAGAGCCTTCATTTACTACGCTAAAAGCAATCTATGAAGAGAATAACCCTCAAACTATAACTCCGCAAGAAAGACTATATGTATCTTTAGTAGAGTTTATGGATGATTTCATTAATACTAGATTCCTAAATGGCAACATAGATTTACTGGCGGCATTTAAGAATGTAAAAGAAGCAGACAATCTAAAATATCTAACAGAGAACTTAATGTCTCTAGCTAATAGTTCTGCATTTGTAAATACAGTATATAATGAGTTTGAGACTAACAATCCAGACAACCTAGACCTGTATTCATTTATTAAGACCCTTAAATATTATACTGATAAAGTTGATGAGGATAGTCCAGAAGCTAGATTCTACTACGACAAGTCATCTAACTCATTAAAAGCTATTGATGGTGCTTTAATTAACACTTTGAATGATTTAGTAGCAGCAGAGCAAATAGTAACTGGAGAAATATTTAAATCTGTTATTAAGAACGCTGAAGGTAATAATATTCCTAATAGTAGGATTGCTAATTTAGCTGGATTGACTAGAAGATACGTCACAAGAACCATTATAGAGAATCCGAACTCTTCTTTAAAGAATACATTATTTGGATTAAATCCAGGTATGCTTAGAGGCACATCAATTAAAACCGATGTTGTTAGTAGAACTGGAGTTAAGAAGAGTGCTACTAGTTTCTCTGTAGCAGAGATTGGATATTCTTCAATATTATATGACTTCTATGCTAATCTATTAAGGAAGGTTGACAAAGGACAATCTAAGACTATTAATGTTCAACCTACTGTATATTCTGATAAGGGAACATTCGTAATGTGGACCTTAACTGCCGACGGAATCAAACTTGTTGACGAGAATGGAGAAGAGTTTACTATTGACTTACTTAATTCATCAATTTCCGATTTAAACAAAGCTATTAGGTCTACTGTTGGTTCTTACTATAAGAACACATTTAATAATGTGCTTAATGATTATAGAAATGTATATAGAGGAAGTCTCGATACATTCCTACAGAGACTACAAGAGAATGGACTAACAGATGCTTATAATAGCATAGTTGGTAAGCAAGCAGCAGTGGATGCAGAGAATGCTAAAATAGAAGCACATAATGCTAAATTGGCAGAAGAAGTTGCTAAACAACAAGCATTAGCTGATGCGGCATTGCAGGCTGGAGATTATATGGAAATTGATGCAATTAATAACTATATATTAACAGAATTACAGCCTAAGGAACCTATTGACTTAGTAGACAAAATGACATTTAAAGACTTCCAAGCAATATTGTCAGTAACTACTAAGGGAGAGTATGGTAGTATGTCCTACCGTAATGGAGTTCCTAATATTGATAATGTACATGTTAATAAGGGAGGTTCATTTGTATTGAATGGAAATAAGAAAGGTGGACTATCTCCGAATGCTCTATTGAATTTTAATGCTAATGAGTTATATGCTAAGGAAGATGTGTATAATAAAATGTTCTTGAGAGAGAAGAAGAAGTTTGTCAAAGATATGATTGATAACAATATGACATTCCCTCTTAGATATGCTAACGGCAGAGTAAATTCTGTTTTAAATAAGGCATTAAATACTCTTATTCCTACTGATAAGGCATCCTGGGTAAACAATGATACTCAAGAATTAATACTAGCTAAGCAAGGAGACAAGGTACTTAGTAGATTATCTGATTTAGATAGTGCGTGGTTAAGAAATGATGAAGATATTACCCTAAATCCTATTCTCGAAAGGTACTTCTTAGCTGACTTTCTAACTTCAGAGAACTTGCGATTAGTCACTACAGGTAGTAGTATAGCACATCCTAATAAAGCTAAATATGGTAAAGTTAATCCTGTATCATTTAATGGTATAGAGTTAGAGCAATCTTCTAGAGAACTTGCAGAATTAAAGAGAAATGTAATTATACCAGGTACATTACAGTACTTCCAACAGAACAGTTTATTGGGTATTCCTAAGACATATAGACTAGCCATTATGAGCGACGTTGCGGCATTTGTGTACAACTTTAAAGGCGAGACATCTACTGTAGATGCACATGACGGTTCTGCGTTCTGCAATCCTATTATGTCTTATTTAGAGAATTTCTCATTACAGGATTCTGCTGTAGGCGATGATAAAAAGCCTATTGGACATGACTTTAATGGGGATTACGGTACTGCTTCTTTGTTGAAATTTGCTACATTCTCTACATACAATGAAAGAATGAGAAACTCTATGAAATCTGACATCAGTCTGTATAATATGTTTAGAAAGATGTCTGATTTCAAATGGAATCAGTCTACAAACCAGTTTGATAATGCTTATGAAGGAATAGACCTTACTAAGAACATATTCGGGAACACTATGGAGCTTAAAGATGTTACTGGTGGTGAAAGAATATTCTACAGGGACGGTAACAATCATTATGAGATATTAGGTCTTGATAGAGTAGGTGACGGATTATATAATATTAGAACTCAAGCAGTTAATGAATATGGTAATCCAGTTAAAGCTGTAGGAGACGCTAATGTAATGGTTCAGTTAAATGTTCCTATTAATTCATTATTTGAATTACATGCAGCATTAGGTGGAGTATATAGTGAATCTCTTAGAAATGGAGAACTTGCTTACAGTGATGCTTCTTTAGCCGTTACTGCTAATTATGCTAACAATGTAGGTTGGTATAGACCTAATGGAGAGATACCTTCTCAACGTAATACTATTCAACCGCTCAAACATAAAATGATTGCTTACTTGGTTAACAAGTCTGCAATTAAAGTAGGAGCCCAAAATATAAACGGGGACAGTTCTTGGTTTGATGACAGTCCTTTAATGGAGATGGAATTTAATACTGAAGGTCTTGGTATTCAAATGGATGCAGACCATGTAGTAACTGACCCAGAACATCAATCTACAATGACAGAGTTCTCACAGGTAATCTCTGCATTGGAAGCTATGGGATTCACTCACAGTATGGCTAAAATGGCATACAAGGACTTAGGTAGAGTGGCATTATCATCAATAGGTGGCATTAGAGATGCAGTGTATACATTAGTTGGAATTAAACCTACTGATAATCCTGATGTTAAATCTGATATTTATGAGATAGTAGGTAAAGCTATTATTAAGGAACTTAATAAGGACGGAGATGAGCTTGGTACTGCTAAGACTATTATTGAGAAAGCTAAAGCAGAGTTTGCATTAGACAGAAAGAATAACAATTCTCATGGAACTGATGTATATAAAATACCGTACAGTGACCCTTCTATCTTTGGTAAGACTTTATCCTCATTTACATCTAACATCAATAAAACTGCTATCAAGAGGAAGTTCCCAGGTATGGGTGCAGTTATGGCTCCTGCATACAATATAGTACAACAATTCCGCATAGGAGGTACTAATTATAAATATGATGATATTTATAGGATTGCTTCCGAACAAGGAATGACTCCTGATGAGTATTTACAAAGTGAGCAAGCTAAAATAGAGGCACAGCCAGCATCTACTATAGATAGATTACTTCCTGGAGACAGAATCAAATTGCCTATTCAAGAAGTGGCAGCAGTAGTAGCTAGAATTAGCCAAAACGCATTAGACAAGCAAGTAGCTCTTGATTTGGCTGTTAAGAGAACTCTAACAGAGCTTGAGAAAGCACAGAATGGAGACGGAGAAGGTGTAGAGATAGCTAAGGCACAGGATAACTATGATAAGGCTGTGTCTGCACAAGCTAAGAATCAAGCCAATTCCTTAATGACTGTAGACCAATATCTAGCTGACAGAGGTTGGAGTATAGAGGGTAGTTACGTACCAGTATATGTAAATGATTTTGATACATACAACTTAGTAAAAGCTAATTTCTCTCAATTCTATACTGATATTACTAGACCTACAGACTTAAAGCCAGCAGAGATTTATTGGGAAGATATGACCGGTACGAGACATAGCATATTTGATATGCCAGCTATACAAAGGTCATTCAGTGAAAGAACTAAGTATGACGGAGGTAAACTTCCTAAAGCTTTAGATTCTGAAATACAAGCACAAATACAAGCAACATTTACATTACTGGACAACGGATATATGCCTGTAACTGGTATTCAGAAAGCAGAGTACTTAGCAGACCCAGTCGCATTCAGTGATAAATATGCAACCAATGGCTATATTAGGGATTTAGGTAATGGAGATATTGCTATTCCTATTCAGAATCTAGTTAATAATCCTGCTGAACTTTCTATTAGTAAACTATATGTAGACCAGTTTAACTTAGGACCTAATGATAGTATTAATGATGTACTTACACAAGGATATCAGTTCTTCGTTAATAGGTATGATAAATATCATGCTCCTAAAATTAAATGGTATGATATGATGTTTACTAGAGCTAATGGTAAACATGTGTATGTTGCACTCGGAGAAACTCCTTCCTTAATGGAACATCTATCAGTTAATAAAGCACTTACTGAATCTGATTTCGTTAGAGTTGGTAATAGTGTTATGAGGGTAGATGAAAATGGTGAGAAGATGTACGAAGCTGGATTCTATGATGAAAGTGGAGAGTATCATGAAGTAGTAACATCTTACAATGCATTAGGTAATAACACTACTGAAGAAGTATTAGTAGCTAAAACTCCTGACAGTGTAATTGACATTTACGGAATGGACAGCTTCGATTCTGTCAAAATTAACCAATACACTAAGAATAAGGAAATGATGCAACAAGTAATTGAAGCAGGTTCTGAAAGAAATGATAGATTGCTTAAATTACTATTTGATACTTATAAAGAGAACGAAGGAGAAGAGTTCAGTGTGTCTAGATTGGCTTATCAATTAGACGGAATAGAGAAGAATCAGAAGATTACAGATGCCAAGAAGAAGTTTGTATCATTCCAGAAATCACTTGAATTTACAGTAGCTCGTATTCCTGCACAGACAATGCAGTCATTTATGAAGATGAAAGCTGTTGCATTTAACGATTCTGATAAGAATGTGGTACATGTATCTCACTGGCAGACATGGTTGCAGGGTTCTGACTATGATATTGATAAGGCTTACATTATGGGTTATGACTTTGATACCAGTGGACATTATGTAGGTTGGTCTCCGTATTTTAATTTTAACAGTATTGAGTCACTCAAAGCATCAGAAATGCTACCTACTCCTAATGGTAAGTTATACGCATACGGAAGTGGTGGAGTAGACATTACTAGCTATCTAAACCAACTTAACAAGGAGAACTTCTATAATCCAGAGTCTGTTTCAGTAATAGCAGAGATGCTTAACGCTATTGATGATGCTAGAATATTAACATATTCAGGTGAAGTTGACACCGATAATGCTAATTTCATTCTTAATAGAATTAACAATCATACTATGTATATGACTGAAGAATTTGATGAGAATGGAAAGAAAGCTAGAAATGGTAGACAGAAGATTAGAAGAAGCAACTTACTTCCTGCATTTAGAAACTCTGTATCATCTAAAATTAGCAATATTATCCAGAATTTGAAGAATATGAACCAGGCTTATTCTCCTATTGAAATGGGAGACCCACAAAGGGCAGCTAAGGAATCAGCATCTGGACAAGAAGCTAATAAGATTACCATGACATCACCCTCATCCAAATGGGTAATGCAGATGCAGAATATGGACGGTAAACAGGTAATTGGTATTGCAGCTGTAGGTGAGAAAGTATTCTTTGCTAACTGTTACTATTTCAATGAAGGTGTTAGAAATGGAGACCAGGATTGGTTAGACAACATGTTCTTCTCCACTAGATTTGAAGGCATTCAAACAATGTTAAGTGAGAATGGTAAACCTATAACAGTACCTACTCTAAGAAACATAATGGCTAACGTTAACTTTGATGATTTGGCAGTTAAGAAAGATTATTGGAGAAATTTAATAGTCAGAGCCGTAGAACAGCAATTATCACCGGAGGATGTAGCTAGAGTAGTTCAAGAGCAATTAGGTATGCAACCAGACCAGTCGTTAGTAATTTCTGCATTACTATCAGCTGCTACTGATAATGCTAAAGAGTTGATTCTTTCTAAAATCAATGCAGGTCCTAATCTAGCTGGTATGTACTTACATATGATTATGTTAGGATTCAGTTTCAATGATATCGCTAAATTCATGACAAGTCCGACAGTACAAACTGTAAATGACTTAATGAAGGTAAATGTATTTGATGAATATCATGACCATGCATCAGTAGACTCTGTAGTTAGAGCATTAGAAGAAGGCCCTAATATTAGAAACTACTTCGATTCTACTTCTTTAGGTAACTTCTTCAAAAGAGTGCAAGAGAAACTACTTGACTCTGGAGAGGAAGCGTTCGATAAGAGAGGTAATTGGATTCAAGCTATCAAAGATAGGTTTGCAGAAGGTGATTCTATTGATGATATATTCCCAGCTGTATCTTATAGAGAACACAGATTCTTGGAAGAATATAAGTACCTACAGAAGATGAGGAATAGACTAGACATGGATAGGTTTGCCGAATTTAAGAAGGTAAACAGAAGTGCTAGAGAAACAGAACTGTTAGGAAGATTCTACGGACTAAATCAAGGTATGCCTACAGATTTAGGAGGTAAGATGTCTAGGTTAAATACATATGAATCTGCAATTACTAGCAGAGAGCAACTATATAAAGATGACAAATACGAGAAAGGTTATAACTCGGAAGTAGTTATTAAAAACATCCTAAATGATAAGCCTTATCTATCTGAAGAGCAAGTAAGAGCTGTAGTCAACGATGCTGTTGCACAAGGTATTACTAATGGAGGATTTAGTATGAGGAAATTCCTTGACCCAATGAACTCTGGTTATAAAAAGTCAACTATAGCTTACTATAATCTAATAAAGGGAACTTGGAATATATTCGACATGATTGATAAAATTCCTCACTTTAAGGCATTGTTCGAAGTATATAACCTTACTGACACAACTGATGTAAATATTAGTACTAAATTCAACTTAGTAAATTCCTATAGAGAAGCTCTTATTAAAGAGAATCCTACATATGGTAGAGCTGTTACTAAAGAGCAACTAAATGCACTCGGTGAGCATGTAGACGATGTACTAATCACTGGCTGGTTGGCTAAACGCAACATTACCTTCAGAATGGATGAAGGTCAGAAGTATATCGGAAATGATATGACTCTGCACGATATTAAAGAAGGAGGTGAGGTATTTAGTTTGGCCACTAATGATGGAATTGCTAACTTTAAACTCTGGATGGAAAGAACAGTTATTCCGGAACTTCATAACGGAATGGTTGGAGATAAGAGGGTTCGCTCCTTATTAATCAACCAGTTTGTGCAAGGATTAAGTAGGAACAGACGTACTGACCCATTTACTAGAGGTAATACTACATATATGAAATTACCTATTGATATGATGAACGTAAGAACTGAATCAGACCAAGCAATGTTCAGTAGATACCAGAAAGATTTTGCAGCACTGAAGAGAATTAATCTGCAAGGATTACCTCTTACTGACTGGTTCTTCTTATATAACTTAGTTGTTAATAAGAATAAGTACGGTGCTGACAGACTTACTACTTTACTGAACACATTTGATAAGACTGATGTTAGTGACTTACTAATAGAGTATCAAAAGTATGTAGGACAATCAGACTATGATTTGGATGTTAACATGGACACATTCTCATTAGAAGATGCACTTATTAGAATGGCTCCTATTATTAGTGAAAGTGCTAAGGGTAGAGCTAGAGATAAGTATATTAGAATGAGAAATGAAGAAACAGGTCGTCTTGAACTGTATGAAAGGGACGGAGAAGACTACTATGAAGTAAATGACATCCCAGACCCAAGTAATGTAGACATGCGAAGACTATATGATGATTACTTCGTTATTAGAACTCCAAATCAGAATGCTAAAATGAAAGAGTTAGTCCTTAATAGGAATGATTCTATGGAGAATATAGTTAATAAGATTAAGAGCTTAATGGAGCGTAATACTATACAAATAAGAATTAATTGTTAACATGAGTTGTACAGTAGAATTTTTAGTACATTCTAACGAGGGAGCCCCTAGCTTATTTAAGCTAGAGGTTCCTGACGTTAGTGAAATGTCTTTAGAAGATGCAATAGGAGCATTAATGGGAAATGTAGAGAGTTATAATGATTTTATTAATGCAGTAAATTCAGGAGGATTTCCTATTACAGCTTTAGATTCTAAGAATCTTGGCAAGGACGGACTACCAATTGGTAATTATAATTTAAATACAATTAAGAATGAGTTCCCAACTCCAAATATTACCTACTTAGTGGACAAGTTGCAAGGGGAAGGTGAAGACTTAAATAGGAATAATATACTACTTACTAATGCTAGATTTAGCCTTGCTTGGAATACCAATTATGGTATATTTAGAGACACTAGTGGCAGTTTGGCAGTTATTAAGCCTAAAGAAGAATATATAGAGACCTATCTAAAGCAAAGATATGTGAATACAGTATTAGATAAGGCTCCTAAAGAACAAGTTCAGGAAGTAAACAAGAATATAGAGTCTGCGTTAAAGATGCTAGCTGCAAGTAATGATACTTCATCCAGAGTGCAGACTATCATGAAATATATAGGGTATGACTTTAACACCAATAGTATTCATGGTAATGTTATACCTGCTTTTGTGAATTACTTCTATACTAGTGCTACTTTCAATGATGCATTATATAAGAATGGGCTTGTTAGTAAATTTAATGAACTGTTTAATCAGATAATAGGTACTCCTACTACTGAAATTCCTTCTTATTCAGATATTACAGTTCAAGCACTAGTAGATAGAGCAGAAGTATCTGGGAACTACTTACGTATATCTAAGAAAGATATGCAAGACTTTATGGATGCTTATAGCTACGGAGAACTGTCTGATGAATCTATAGTATCTACTATACAAGACTTGAATAATAAAATTGACAATGAGAAGTTCTTAGACATTGCATTTATAAGTGATGGGGGAATATTATTAAGAAATACGTTTAAGCAGCCGGAGTTTGACAAGACTATAGTTAACACAGAATACTCTGGAGAGTTAATAGAGCCTATTGAAACTGTAGGGGGTTATAACATCGCTAAATATAATGACAGATATTATATAGACAGTAGGATTGTTACAACTTCAGACGGGCTGAAAGGAGCAGGAGTAGATAATCTCAAATATGCTAGAAGTATTGCCAATAAACTATTAGACAGACCTATAGATTTGAAATCGGTTACTAGTAAACTCAAAAATGGAAGTTTAGCAATACAAAGTCATCAATCTTTACAAATTGGAGACAGATTCTCCGTTTTGGATATAGAACTAAATGATAACATAAAGCTATACAATGATAAGGATTTAGTTAAGAGTATTACTTTTAACAACTTCATATCAGAGCTTAATAAGAAGCCCCAATATAAGAAACTAATTGGCATACTTAAAGAGCAGGGACTTAATATAGAATCTATACTTAACACTCAAGAGAAATTGGAGACTTTCTTCTTATTAAAAAATCAGCTAAAAGACCCAGACATTCATGCTTCTCTATATAACAGTAAAGTACCTAGTATGCTAACTCAAGACAAACTAGACTATGAGCTGCAATTAATGACAGAAGCTTTAAATACAATTCAGAATGCTACCGAATCTGTATATGAAGTAACTGGGGCAAATGGGGACAAATACTCATTCAGAAAGCTAGAATCAGAAAGAAGTGTACCAGTTCACAAGAAAGTACCCAGGTCATTTAAAAGTGAAATGGTAGAGATAGCCAATCACCTTAGTAAGAACTATGGCATTAATGTTAACGTAGTTACTGCTAGAGAAATAGCTTCTAAGTTCAGAGGTGTAATTCCCAATGCCGGAAGAACTAACGCATTTATTTATAACGGAGAAGTATATTTAAATGTAGACAGAGCTACTACAGCTGATTCACTGCATGAGTTTGCACATTTAATTATGGGTTCCATGAAGAGGACTAATCCAGGTCTTTATTATGGGCTAGTTGAACAGGTGGAGTCTCTGGCGAACTATGATGATAAACTGGAAGCATTTAGGATGATAGGAGATACTAGAGCTGTTCCTGACTTGAATGAGGAGATATTTGTTACAGAGTTTGGTAATTACTTCGCTAGAATCGCAGAGCCTTGGTTTGAAGGTAAAGAAGCTTCACTAGAAGAAATGGGAAGAATATTTAAAGAGAAGACTCAAAAGACATTCCAAACTAGTGATGATATTAAGAATGAGAAGTTAGGAAGACTTCTTAATATGTCTATAGATAATATTATGTCTGAATTTGGTAGTGCACTTATTAACAACGATTTAGCAGCAGGTTTTGATATGAACTTAGCTTCTGAATCCCGTACTATAACTAATTTAATTCAGAAATTAATAAAGAGTGGTAACTTAAAGGAGAATTGCTAATGGCTTGTTCATATAGTTTAAATATAAATGGAGAAGTTCGCCAATTTGGTGAAAATGGATATCAGGAACTATTTGAGTTTCTGCTGAAACATAGAAACATGATTGATGGAGGTATTATTAGTGATATAGTACTGAGTCAGGATAATGTTGTGGAAGAAATGGCAGCTAAAATAAAATCTGTCAAGACATCTAAGACTTCTATGTATGAATCAGATGTTAATACTATTGATTTGGAATCACCTGTAACTGCTCAAGGGTCTATATCTGTAACTGAGTATTTAGAGACTACCCCTAGGCAGTCTGATAACAATAAGACTATTATACAACAATTTGATAGAGAGGGGTGGAAACGTCAATACATAAATTCTAAAGTGGAAGAAGGTTCTGTTAGAGAGGATGCTCTTGAAGAAGCTAACAGAACATTAGAGCAATGGGATTTAATTGCGGAAGCCGGTAAAGACATACACTCTATGGTAGGTGATTTCTTTAGTAATCATTATAGCCTAGTAGATTTCGTAGATAAGTACCGAGACAGGTATCATCCTGATGTTATTCGTAGTATGTATACCAACTTAGATAAGGTTAAGAAGGAGATATACACATTACATGGTAAATCGTCTAAACTAATACCACAATTAACAGTAGATGCAAATACTGTGGACGGAAAGAACATAATTGGAGCTATAGATTTGGTGGTAATAGATGAGTTTGGACAACCTCATATTTATTTATTCAAAAGTTCTACTAGTACCATGGCAAGTCTAGACAAAGCCAGAAATGTACGATATAACTACCAACTTGCATTCTATAGACAGATACTAGCATCTAAGGGAGTGCCCACTAAAAGTATGGACTTAAACATAGTTCCGATTATTACTGAAGGATTAAGAGAAGATGGAAGTCTGAGGGGGATTACTTTTGGAGAAACTCAAAACAGATTAGACTATGTTACTAGTAACGGTAATAAACCTCTATCATGGGGAACTGGATATATGTCTGAAATAGCTAATCTACATATCCCAGTCGGAGTAGAAGAGAACACAGTTTATAAGCCTATAGTTAATGAAGTGACAGAAATGTTAGAGAAGTTCTTCCCGGATTCTAAATTAAGGGATAGAAGAATGGATTTAGATATAAACAGTTTTATTAAGAACCCAGAGTTTGTGATAGATAGCCCAGACCCCTCTAAGGGTAGGTACTTCTTTATAGACAAGTTTACTAAAGAGCCTATATACATAAAGGAAGAGTCCGACAGAACTCAAAATGAGGAACTTAGAGAGAAAGTTACAAAGTACATAGAGAAGCTAAGGAAGCATAATAAAGAGAACACAGATAGATTTATGACTGAGCTAGAAAGGGTAGTGTCGGGCAGGCAGCCTATCTCCAAATTGTATTCTACAGGTGGAGTACAGGTATCATCATTTTTAGTGACTACCTTCTCTAAATATACTACTGCTCCAGGATGGTCTGTTGTAAAATTAGACAATTTCAACGAGCTTGGAATGATTGTATTGCAAAACATATTAACTAAACAGATAGATGTAATCTCTTTAAGCTACCATGACTTAAATTCACCCATGCCATTGTCGTTAGGAAGTACTATACTAGGGAGTCACGAGAAAGACGTGTACATAAAAGACCCTTATATTCTTAAATCTACAGGAGGCAATATAGAGTTAATAAAGATAATGGCCGCTTTAAATCAAACTTACTCTCAATTTGAAGACAAATTTAGTATAGGAGAGCTTAAAGTTATTAACCCAGATACCCAAAAGGCTACTATAGCTAGTAATAAATTACTGATTAATGCGTTTAGTTTGCTTTGCAATGAGACTGGGGTTACTAACAACATTAGGAACTTGCGCTTCGCAGATGCTATAGATTTGTTGAAGAATGAATACTTAGCTACCTTAAACGGACCAAATCTGTATGCTTCTGGACGTAAAGGGCTGGAAGGTATAAGAGATTCTATATATGAGTTACAGCCTGGAATAAATCATTTCACTGTTAACAACTTAATGAACATACAGAAGACTCTAGAGAACAGTTTCCCAGACTTACTTAAGAAGTCTACTCCAGAACAGCTAGCTAATAGAGTGTCTGAAACCTCTATAGAAAGACTTTATATGATGGTTCTAAATGCGATACGCTATTGCAGTGGTCTGTCAGAGGTTCAGCCGGAGCACCTTGCCGAATGGAGTGGAAAGGGCCAAATGTTTAGTGGTTATAAGATAACCAACCCAGATTTAATAACTGAGAATAATATGAGACAGGTAGTACAAACCGTAAGAGGTACCTGGGCTAACCTTACTAGAGATGTTCAGGCTCAACATCAGAAATTTGCTGAAGATGCTGTTAAACCTCTGTGGGAAGCCAAAGGGTTCTCCGCATTAAGACGTAATGCCATTGGAAACCAGAGGTCTCTATACTCTAATATGATTAGAAGAAATTCAGACGGAACCATTAATAGTGATATGCTGTTTCAGAATCCGTATGATAATAGTACGCCTTTAACTAACGAGGAGCGAGAGTTCTTAAAGAAAGCCCTATGGGAGATTAATAAATGGAGGTTTAATCTTAAGGGCAAATCCATTAACTCTCCAGAAGTACAGCAATACATTAAGCAAGAGAAATGGTACTGGATACCTCTTCAGAAGAGTGACAATCTACTAGCGCAAAGTATAAGTGAATTAGGGTTCTCTAAGTATATACAGCAAAAATATAATAATTATATTACAGAATTTAAGAGCAATTTTGCAATCTCTGAACATGACTCTTATACAGAAGAGGAGCTGATAGCTAAGAGGGAGTTGATGAATGATTATGAAATGCATAACAGATTTAATTATTCCGAGTCTAGTAGTGAGGCAAGACGTTCAGTTCTAGCCAAATACACCCCTGAATACTGGGAGCAGAACATAGAAACATTAGTAACCAGTTACGAATTGTACGCTATGAGAAAGATTGCATTTGACAAGATATTGCCAGTACTTAAAGCAGTTAAGCTTAAAGTCCTAACCTATGGTAACGAGACTGGAGTTGATGTGGAGAATATTAATAAGGCTATAGATGCATACATTAAAGTTGCTGTGTATAATGAGTCTCTAGTTTCAAAAGAAGGTGAAGAGCTATATAAGTATGTCAAACCTATTAGGAACTTAACTACACAATTCTGTATTGCATTTAACGCTGCTGGAGGTGTTCGAGATATGTTAAATGGATTCTATAAGAACTTAAATTTAGCACTGTCTGGAGCATTTCAAGACCCGGATTCTAAAATAACTATGAAGGACTTAATAGCAGCTTATAAAATAATGTCCAAAGATATAAAAGATTATCCAAGTATAGTTACTAAAATAGAGCTTATAAATGGAAGGTTTAGGTTAGCTGGATTTGATATGAATAAGATTCAGAAGGAATTAGTTTCTAATAAGTCAGGTCTTGCAAATCTGAGCCAGAAAGCATATTGGATGTCCACAGCTCCTGACTACTTTCATAGAATGGCCTTGTTTATAGCTAGGTCATTACATGATGGGTCTTGGGATGCTATGGAAGTTAAAGATGGGCAATTAACGTATGATTGGAAGAAAGACAAGAGATTCACACACTACGTGAATAATAATACGTCACATCCAGACTACAACAAGGAAAGGGCATTATATCTTTCTATGCTACGAGAGGCCAGCCCAGATGGTAAAATAAAAGAAGGAGATTCTTTACCATTTGCGTATACAGAAGCCCAGATAACAGGTATCAAAACTTTGTCTGATACTGTTTACGGGCACTATGATTACGATGCCAAAATGGTTGCAGAAAAGGTTGGAATGGGATTGTTGTTTATGCAGTTTAGAACATATCTATCTTCAATAAAGAATACTTGGGCCCTAAAACCAGACCAATATAATACTGGGGCACAGAAACATGCTACAAACGAGTTTGGTGAATTGTTATACTGGGACGGAGACGTAATAACTACTAAAGATACAGGGGTTCCTGTATATGAGTGGGGCTCTTCTTATATGGAAGGAATATTATATTCATTAAAGGCTGTATTTGATTCTTTTAGACAAGGTGGAATAGCAGGAGTTAAGGATACAATATTCAATGACCCTACTGGAGTCAGAAAACAAAATCTAAAGAAGTTTGGCAATGATGTACTATTATGGATATTATTGGGAACCCTAGGTAAGCTTCTAATAGACTTATGGGATGAAAAGCGTAATGAAAGTAGAGACCCTAATAGCATGATGCAAGCGGTAGAAGATGCAGCATTCGATGTGTTCGAAAGGGGATTTAATAGCTCGTATGATGACCTAACTCCATTAAATGCTATTAGTAGTATTTTAGACAATTCTGAACCTGCCGCCGTGGGATATGTCACTAGATTCTTTAATTCTACATGGGATTTTGTGGCTGGAGACAAATCTTTAGGTAGCTATTTAAGTACCAATATTTCGGCTGTTAGACAGTTCAGAGAAGGTATCAATACTATAGAAGATATGTACGAAGCAGCAGCTTCTGAGTAATCAAAAAAAATGGCCTGTACAGTAGAGCATTACACTCCACCATACAGGCCATTATTGTTTATTGAAGCACCCCTAGGGTCTCCATCATAGTTGCTACTTTGACAATTAACTCACCGAGAGTTCCGTTATTATCAATAACATAATCGTAGTCATTGTAATCATCCAAAGCATGTTCTGAAATATGATTATCTAGTAATCCGGTATCTCTGTTTACCTTAATGACAATTCCTTTTCTATCTTTGATAGCCTGGACTTCATTTGGAAACCTAGTATCTGGCATAATCCAACAAGGCTCTACTGTATTCATATGTACGAATACAGTGTTACCGTATTCATCAGTACCATAAGTAGGATAACTCTTAAATTTCCTTTCATAGTCAAACATCATAGATTTAACCCATAGGTTAGGGTCAATAGTTCTTCCCACTTCAGTACCTAGTACTTGTAGGAACTCTCTATGAGTCATAGGCTCCCCTTCACTATTACTAATTGGAATATATGTAAATGATTCTTTGATACTTTCTGTCTCAAAGCTTGACTTATCACAACCCAATATAATGGACGCACACTGTTTCAGCTTCTCTGCCCATGGATGTTTCTCCCATACACTAAGTATAGGAGCAATATCCTCACTTTCACGGACAGCTTCAAAGTGTTTAGCATTCAGAGTTACTTCTCCCCATAGTTTAGAAGATTTAAGCCAACTTATATACCGAATGATAGTACAAACTGTATCCTTACCGCTTTGCTTCTTACCAACTATACCTATAATCATTCTTCTAGAAGGGTTATTTCATCGTCGCTATACTCACAATCTCTTACTTCTAAATCTCCTAGGTCTACTGTGTCGTAAGCCTTTTCCCAAGCTTCGTCTTCACTATCGGCTTCAACTTCTATGTCAAAGCATAGACGACATCTAAGCTGTCTATCGATACTTACATTATACTTCGGCATCAGTAGTAGCTATTACTAACTCACCAGAGTCAATTGCTTTACGAATGTATCTCATTAATGTGATAGGTTTCGGATACTCTGCTAGAAACGTAGTAGTTCCTACATCGTCTCTGTCATTCATGTCTATTGGAAAGACAATAGCTTTATCACCAGCTATTATTTGATAATAAAGTACACCAGCTATAGCATGTGATATCTTAGCTGGATAAGGTAAGGTTACAATTTCTTTTAGTGTCATATTATACTACACAAGATTTTACTAAATCAGCAATCTGTTTACCATCTGCGGCAGGGAACATAGCTTTAAGCTCTTTGATAATGATTCCCATTTTGCTCTTAGGAATCTTAGGCCCGTCTTCACATCCTTGTAATGCACAGACTTCTACCAGCCCTAAAGCAAGTACTTTATCGTCAGGGACCTCGGGCAGGAACTCATTCAAGATAAGAGATTCTGCCATTTCATTATCATATAAATCCTGACGACCTGCCATACGATACTGTTCGGCATTATCAATACGTTGGTCACGTAACTTCTTAATAATGGCTACTTCAGCAGCATTGTCAAGAGGTTTAGCATTCTTAGCAGTTGCATAGTTGCTAAATTCCGTCTTAATTGCACGGAGGACTGTAGTCCGAACAGCGTCGTGATTCTTCATAGACTCCATAATTAAGGAGTTTAATTTATCATTCCACATATCATTTCTATTTAAAATGTTAATTACATGTCTTGCGTCTTCATCAGTAATACCCGTAACTGTGTTAGTCTTAATGAAGTACTTCCTCTGTTCTGCAAGCATACTTCTGTCATCATCCAATATAGCATAAACATAAGGTTCGGTTTCGGATGCTAACCAATCCCTTATTTCACAACCTCTATGGACTCCAAACGGAGTAATACTATGTATCTTGAACTTTAAACCAGCTTTGTCAAAGATTGATTGCAAATTAATTTCAGCTCTCCAAGAGGAGCTGACTACTACCTTGCAGCCAGTCTCTTTGACTATTCTGTTTACAATTTCAACACACTTAGGGTCAAAGTCACCTTGAGGATACACATGGTCCTTATTCCATTCTGCTCTGTACCATGAGACACTATTGAGAACCCCGTCTACGTCTAGAAATAAATATTTGTTAATCCTTTTCATAAAATGTTACTTGTCTGGAGAATCCGTTCTCTAGTATATCTTCGTCTGGTGATACTTCATTCTCAACATCTGCCGAATATTCTTCTATGTACACTTCAGTATCAACATTCTGTATGGTACATCCAGCAACCCAAACACAATCACCCTTATCTATAATAACTTCATAGGGCAGCGCTGACCTGTAATCAGTACGATAAATTTTACCAGTTTGTCCAACTTCTGTATAAGCGGAGTCTAGGACTACTTTGACCTTAGTGTCTTTAGCTAAAGCATATCCCTTTCCTTCTAATGCACAGACACTGGTGTCCAATTTGTGTAGTTTGTAATTACTTAACTGTATTGCATACAATGAATGCTCTGATAAAGTCATAGAATATACACAAAGCAAATCACCATATTTGAGGTCTTTTGTATCCTCTCCTATATACTTGATACAATCGTCAAGGTATATTCGCGCAATAGGTTCAGGAGTCCAAATCTGGAAGTTTCCAGAAGGGTCCAATAAGTCATTATAAACTGGAATGATAAGAGCATCTTCTAGTTCATTTCTGTATCTATAATCTGCTCTAATTGCTAACATACTATCCCAACGCACTTCCGACTCTCTTATACCAGGACTGACTACAGTACCGTAAGCTCCTTCGACTATATGAGTATCTTTTGAAGAAACCATTCTAACTCTTGTTCCCTCAACAATTTTAAACTTTCCCTTTTTCAGATTCATGTTTCATAAATTCATCTGTTAATTCAACTCCTAATTGACATATCTCTTTAAATGACCTCTCATGTAAGAGGTCATTGTTATTGATTAATGCTAATGTAAATTCAAATCTCAATCTTTCATACTTTTCATGTTGCTCATTAGCTTCCTTTTGAGCTTCAGTTGCCTGTTGTGCAGCCTTAATGCCCTCCAGGAACTCACCCCAATCTTTACTGTTGTCCATAAAAACTAGGGTTTAGATATTTCATAGTGTGCCTACGTAATATATTCTCTGCTGTACCAGAATCCCATTTAGATTTGCTTCTTATAAAGGCAATATCCTCACTTGAAGCATTGGTCATAGCAGAATCACGGTCTCTATCTGTCTCAAATCCACCTACATAATGTACAATAGGACAATCATCTATGGTATATGGGTCATCATCCTCGCATAAGTCTGCATTGAGCTCATCTACCATGTCAACATGATAAAAACCGTCTTGTCCAGCTACGCCTACTCTAAACCTAGGTTCAGAGAACATATGATAAATGCACAAAATACATGGAGGACACTCTGTATCATCTGTATTCTCCTTAATGTAATTTGCTATGAAATTAGCTGCCATTTCATCACAACCCCTACAATCTCCGACTACAAATTCACAGTCATCGTAATTATCGTTGCATGTATCTATTACATCAACAATTGCTGGAACGTAGAACTTCTCAAATTCTTCAGGAGTTATGTCTCTGTGTCCACTAATGAAGTATGTCATTCAGCAAATAAATCGTCTAAACCTTCTACTTCTTCATAATCTACATAAGTATAAAAGATGCCTTCAATGAGATGTCTATGATTAAACGCCCACTGATAGTTATCAAGGTCGGACATTTTAACCCACATGATAGCTTTTACTTCATTCTCTTCTCCACCCAGCTGTCCTTTGATAGCATTAGTAGAAATTCCAATATGGCTCTCGTCTACTACAGCCATGAACCTCATAGTGACATTCTGTCTGTTAGAGTCTTTCGGGTCATCGTTAACGCTACACATATAAAGAGCACTAGGTTCAATCTTAACTCCAGTTTCCTCGTAGATTTCCCTAGAGCAAGCTTCTGCTAATGTCTCATCAAAGTCCAAATAGCCACAAGGACAGTTCCAATATCCTTGAAAGTCTGGTGCTCCTTCACCTCTTTGATTAGCAAGAACACACCATTCATCGTTAATTTTACAAAATATAAATCCTGCAACGGCTATACTACGGTGAACCCAGACTGTCTCCCCAGCATGTTCACCTGTTTCAATTGTAATAGGATAATTCTTCATTAGTAAAAATTCTTCAGTTAATCCAGCTTTTATACATATAATCTATATTGGTCAATGAATGCTTCTACAGTATCTCTTACAAATGGCTGGATGTATATTCCAAGCTTTACTCTATTGCGAATGCAAGTAGAGCATATTGTTATTTGCGGAACATATACAACATGTACATTCTCCGGAAGGTCTTGTGGGGTCTCCTCTCCACTTACCACCATGAGGAATTTATAGTCATACAATATTACAGACCCTTTATGCCATTCAGGAATATCCTTGTAGGTTTCTGGAGTAGTAATGATTACTAATTCATCCTCTGGCATTCTAGACCTCAATTCCTCCAGTACAACGTATGTAGGTATACCTCTGGGATAAGCAGGACCTGCTAAGTCTTTCTCTACATCACTTACATGTACAAAAGGCAAAGTGTCGAATTGCATACAACTCATAGCATACCTATATGAAAATTTAGAGCTATTCTCCTTCCATAAGTTTTGATAAGCAGGAATCACTAACACTCTATCCACCTGATTGGAGTTAATGGCTCCCATTACTACGTTTACATGCCCGATATGGGGAGGGTCAAATGAGCCAAAGAATAATCCTACTCGCATTGCATTGCCTCCTTAACTGCTGCTTTAACTATACTATCAAGTTCATGCTTACACTTCTTACAGTCTCCTGCATGTGCAAACCAATGATTTTGCCAGTAATATGTATGACCATTCAAAGTAAGAGCTTTGATATGACCATTACGACAAGTTCCAACCTTATCATAATTGTCAGTCACATTACTACTGGGAGTACAACTAGAAAGGAGCCAAAGCAAGGCCAAGGCTCCATAATACAATTTCATTTTCATCTAAATCCAATTTTAGGTCTATCACTTTCAATTTGTTCACCACCATTGTCTGTGCCTAAGTTATAGACATCACACAATGCCATGTCTTCAGTTACAGGTTCAGTCTTACCAAGTTTAACAGCTAAGGCAGTAGCTTTATCTTTGGTAAGTTTACCAAATTCATATTTAACTTTCAATCTTCCTTTACGTAATAATGCTTTATCAATACTACTAATATCAGCATTAAAGGTACATATGAACTTAAGGTTTAAAGAGTCTCCAAGTATACCGTCTGACAGGTTTAGTAAAGAGGATATTCTGTGATTTCCTTTAGTGTCCCTACTTACTAATAAGTCCTCGCAGTCTTCTACTACAAACACTGAATCTCTCTTATTAGTAAGGAGTTCAATAAATGAAGCATCTCCAATGTATTGAAACGTGGAAGCATCTAAGAACACAAACTTCTTACCTGGATTATCAGCTATTAGCTTTCTAATATAACTAGTCTTACCGCAACCAGGAACCCCATGTAATATGGCAATTCCACTCTCCTTGGAATTTATCATATCGGTTATTTGTTGATGTGGTAAGTCATCATTATAATTAGATTGTATGTCACAGTCTTGCTCTTTTACCTTCATGAGTGTAGTTCTGAATCCTTGATTACTGTAGGTTACGTATTCCATAGTAGCTTTAGCCTCTCTATATACTAAGCAATCTACTATTTCTTTTGGAATATCATCAGTATTCAACATTAGAATTTCTAGGTCCTGAAGGTCTATAATATACTCATCAGTAAATAAGAAGTAATCATCTCCCCACCTTATATGAACCGCATCTGGAAACAACTTTAAAAGGTTGTGTTGAGTTGCCCAATAGTCTATAGGTTTGCCCTTGGAAATGGATTCAATCTTTCCTTTAGATTCTGCATCTGACCATTCTCGTCCTTCTGGTAAGTCTACTGCATAATAATCTGACCTAAAAGTTGCCCTATGCGGAGCTCTTCCATGCACCTTCATAAATACAGCGGCTAATGCAGAACCTAACCCATAAGATGGAGCTATGACTACATCATAACACTCTTTAATAGCTGTGTGAACTCTTCTTTCTAAATCATTCATATAATTCCCTAGATATATAAATTGGAGCTTTCTTACGCTTGAACTCTGATGCTGTATGACGTTTGATAATCTTATGAACGACTTCTCTTCCAAGTTCTTGTTCTAAAGAATCTTGAAGTTTATCATTCTCCGGAGAAGCTTTACAAATAAGAGTCTGTAATACTCTATCAACGTCATAATAAGTCCTAGCACCTATCTGCTCTAGGTCACTGTTACTAATGCCGAGACCGTCCGTAGGAATTAACTTGCAAGAACTATACATAGCATATGACATTGCTCTATACTTATCACAAGTTTCTTTATAATCATTGTGAAGAGCTTCTAAAGCTTTACTTTTGTAACGGTCTAGCAAATAGTTTGCCAGTCCGTAAACTTCTGTCTTCCATAGGTCTTGAATTGGGTCAAAGTCACCTACATCACCATGAATAGTCCAGAATCCAAGCTG